ATGAGTTTCAACCTTACCTCCATTTACCGTAGCCAGGCCTTGCGTTACTGTCTTGTGGGAGGAATGAACACTGCGTTGACCGCTGGCGTGATCATCATACTTACTGCCGGAGGTGCAGGGCTGTATTTTGCCAATTTATCTGGTTATGCAGCAGGTGTCTTGTTTAGCTTTATCCTTAATAGCGTATTTACGTTTTCTTCTAAGCCTACTGTATCGAAACTCGTGAAGTTTTTAACATGCTGCGGCGTTTGTTATTTAATAAATCTATTTGCCATGAAGTCGATCATTATTTCTGGCGTTGAAAACGTATACTTTATTCAGTTGACAGGGATGTTTTTCTACACAATCTCTGGCTTTATTATTAATAAATTATGGGTCATGAAATAATGGAAGCTCCAGTTCTTTCGATAGTTGTACCTTGCTATAATGAGCAAGATGTATTTTCCTTATGCCTAAACGAACTATCATCAGTATTAGCCAATATGATGGATAAGGGTAAAATTGATGAAACTAGCCATATTGTTTTCGTTGATGATGGAAGCAAGGATTTAACATGGAATCTTATAAAAGAAGAGTCTAAAAATAACCCTCTAGTAAAGGGGGTGAAACTTTCCCGCAACAAAGGTCATCAGACTGCATTGATGGCAGGTCTATATTCTTGCGTTGCCTCCGATATAACAGTAAGCATTGATGCTGATTTACAAGATGATACAGCAGTTGTCGAAAAGATGGTTGATTCTTATCTGTCTGGACATGACATAGTGTATGGTGTTCGTAATGATAGGACCTCGGATAGTTTTTTCAAGAAATTCACTGCTGAGACCTTCTATAAAGTTATGACGAAGCTTGGCGTTAGTCAGGTCGAAAACCATGCTGATTTTAGGCTTTTGAGCAAGCGTGCACTAGATGCCTTATTGCAGTATAGAGAGCAAAATCTTTATATCAGAGGCCTCATTCCTCTTATTGGTTTTCCTAGTGAAAAGGTGTATTACTCCAGGAGAGAGAGAACTGCTGGTGAATCTAAATACCCTCTAAGAAAGATGCTTGCGTTAGCCCTTGAAGGCATTACATCTTTTTCTGTTACACCGCTTCGCATAGTTACTGCCCTGGGATTTGTAATATCCATATTATCCTCTCTTGGCATAATTTATACACTTGCTCAGTATTTTATGGGCCACACTGTAAGCGGATGGGCTTCTGTTATTTTGGCTGTTCTTTTTATTGGCGGGGTTCAAATGCTTTGTCTTGGTGTTATTGGTGAGTATATAGGAAAGATATACATGGAGAGCAAGGGAAGGCCTAAATACTTTGTTGAAGAAACATCTTGGAGAAAGGAATAATGTTATTTGTCAATTATAAATACTTTCCTTCAGTGCAGGCATTATCTATTTTGTCCTGTTTTTTGGCAACAACTATGTTCCAAGTTGCATTTTTTGCTCTGCCAACCAAAGGGATCTTGATTTACAATATAATTGCATTCTCCTTTGTTTGTGTATTGTATGTATTTTGCAATAAAAATCACTTAAAATCGGTAGATAAGTTAAGTGATTCACTATTACCTGTTAGCTTGGGGATTTTATGCTTGCTTGTTTCCTTAAGCATGTATGATTCTTACCTATCACAATACTATAGCTTTTCTCCGATATTTGATGTCGACGTGCACAACAAATGGCATCAAGATACCTCATTTAATGTTTCAATTATACAAAGCATTATTACATTTGGCTATCCAAGTGTTGGTCTTGATGGTCATAGGCTCACCGCATATCATGTCCTAACTCATTATTTTGATGCAATATTGCTGACCGTGTCAGGTCTTGATCCATATAATAGTTATGGTTTGACAAGCCTAACAAAAGCATCAATATTTGTCTGCTTGTGCCTCGTCTTGTGTCAAAGCTTATCAACAGGTAAGTTTAGGCAATGTGTGTTTTTTTTAATATCCTCTCCTTTAATAATTTCGTCGTGGCATTCAGTTGCCTCTCACGCGCTGTGGATGCCAAGCGTATTATTAATGGTTACAGCGATGTTTACATTCAGATTTGTTTTCGAAAGCGAATCACCATCTGTCAAGGGATATATCCTAGCATCCGCATTATCGGTTCTCCTATGCCTCGGTAAAATATCCACCGGGTTAGCTTACATAATGATAGTGTTCTCGATTTCATTTTTTAGGGATTACCGCAAGGTTCGCATGTACGCATGTGCAGCTTTTTTGATTATATTTATTTTTGTCTATCAAAGGTTTATTAATTATTCATACGGCATAGGTTCAGAAGCTTCCTTAGACAGCCTAAGCGTCGCTGGATTGTGTGATTTAATCTATACCTCTGGAATAAGATATGCGTCTACAATGCCTGTTTTGATTTTACTTATTGGTGTTTTGTTTTACGCCACAGGAAATAGATCAACCATTAGGGTTATATTTGGTATAACTGTTTCATTTCTTCTTATATGCACATTATCAATCGTGATGAAATCATTTAGCTGGAGTGATAAGTTCTATTTTTTCCAGGGGGTTTATGCTACTTCAATACTAATTTTCATAGTGGCTTTATCATGCATCCAGCGTGTAGTTCCAACAGACTCAAATAATATTGGTTTTGCGTTTTTATTGATGGCACTTTCATTTTTATCGTTTTTTGTATATCAACCTTTACTCTCTTTCCCTGAGGTGTCATTAAAGAGAATAGAGAATAAGATTAAATACATAAAAAACGAAAAAATCAAAGAGGCTGGTAAGATTTCTAATGGGAATTTATCAAACCTTATAAAATATATTGAAAGGGTTAAAGATGATAATGGTTTGAAAAACTCTAGACTTGCTATTTTCATTCCCAAAAGCATAGTGCAGGACGAATTCGTAAAGAGCAATGATAAGAGAAGAAATAATTTTTACACAATGAATATTTACGCCGCCACAGGCATTCAGATAATACGCGGAGTTATTGGCAATGAGAGGGCTTACGGTTTTGCAAACTATAATAATGGCTCAAGGCTAGTCAACTCTATTGATTATTCTGAAGCGTGTAACGTTTATGGCGTATCTGGGATAATCACCATTGCAAGTTATGCGAATCAAAAATACTATTACCACAAATGTTAGAAAGTGGGGAGATGCCTCCCCATTTTTTTATACTAGCGAACCTGAGTTCTTCCATGTCACAGCAGAACCATTGCCCCCAACAGTACAAACAGCCTCTTTATAGCCTGTGGTTGCCGGGTTCAGATACTTGCAAACATCACCAGGCTTATAGTTCCCTGCTGGGTAGTTTGACCCACTTATAAGGCCGGTTATCGCTGTTACCTTTGTTTTCGATGATACGGCGAAAACATCGCCAACAGCATATCCACTACCTGTTTCAACCACTGGGCCGGATGGAGTATAGCTTGCGCTTCCGTAGAGGTCTCCAACCACCGTTGATGCACATGCAGTTTTGACATAGGCGGCCAACTGATTACCGTTAAAAACGGTTGTTCTAGTCATTAGGTGTGGAATCATCACGTTAGCACAATTAGCGTCGATATCAACTGAGCTATAGAGGGTTGAAGTCGATTGGTTTGCAATTGAACTAGGGTCCTTGACGACACCAGTGATAATAACTTCAGAACTGCTAACCAGCTTGATACCATCCTTCCAAGCCTTGTTAATAAGGTTTTCAGAAAGGATAGCGCCTCGCACCTGTGTTAAGCGGATACCCATATCAGGGCAGTATTGAATTCCATCCTGATACACCGGAAGGTCAAAGCCGCCCATTATATTGTCAGAAATAATTAGACCATCAGAACTTGTATTACCTGCAGTAGAAGTGTTGTCAACATCGATAACCACAGCCCCTGAGCTACCAATGCGGAACATGGTGTTGTTTGCCAGTATGCTGCCACGGTGAAGCGGACCTTTAAAAAATTGATAGCATCCACCATCACTAACATTGTTCAAAATTGATATATTACCGGCGTAATTATCAACATTATTAGTATTTGCCGTAGTTAACCTGATACACACCGAATTTAGAATTGTAGCGTTAGTTGCAGCCTCTACCCCTCCGCACGAATGGAATCGGTTGTTATTTAGGATATGCCCTCTAAATTGCTGGTTTGTAACTGCATACAAATCAATTGGGAAACGACAGAATGTGAACATTGTATTTGTTACAGTTAGATTCCTTCCGTGACCCTCTACACCTGTCTGTAGGTACCAGAATATGCAATCATTTACGAATGAATCGATATCAGCAAGAGTACCAGTGGCTGGCTCAAAATCTGCACCTTTGCATGTCGTGCTTTTCCCGAATTCGTTAGCGGATGACGCCTCATAACCCTCAAATAAAAGACCTTCAATCTTGCACCCATTACCAGTGAACTTCATCAATGTGATGTTTGGTGATCCAGCTTTTATTTTTGTGGTGCTTTGCCCATAGGCGTATCTATATGCTCCACGAATTTTAAGCGAGTTGTTTGATATTACCAGTCCAGTGATTTTGTATGTGCCAGCCGGGAAGTACACCTCCGATCCATTTGGAAGGGAGTTAAAAAAACCTTGAAGGGCAACTGTTGAGTCTGCCACTCCTGTAGGGTCAACTCCAGAAATGGAAGCCACACTAAGCTCTTCATCCAGCCTGTTGTAAACAGTATAGTTTCTGTATTTTAAGTTGAATGTCCCACCAGTCAGTTGGTCAAACAAAGCCTGCACAGTAGCGCCGCTTGATGTGTTGATCCTTGTCGCACCAGTGGTTGCTGACAAATACGCCTTAGATGCCTTCAGCGCAAGAGCTCCCTGAACGGTAGTGGAGTTGTTATCATCATCAACTGCGCCTACCTCAGTGGCCCCCGTTGAAAGGCCAAGCTGCGCCAGAACATCGTCACTAACCTGCACCCAGTTAGACAGAGTTGATGCTGGCTCTGACGCGAGGATAAACGAGTAACCAAGGTCTGTACGCTTCGCAACATCTCCCTCCTGAGCATCAAGAGCGAGCATTGCAGCCTGGCTGTTCACCACAAACACTTCTGACAAGGCCACTGCAGGAATCATTGATACGGGAATCTTCCCGTTCGAATCCAGGATAGCGAAATCAGCAATGTCCTTTACAGCAGCATCGCCAGCACCATCAAACACAGGAACTGTGTTAACTCTATCCGCCGCCGAAGGGAGTGTGCTTAACACCTCCCCTGTCGGGGCATGTAGTGAACTGGCAAATACTGCCTCTGACGCGCCTTCTGCTTCAGCAGCTGACTGAGCGGCGGCATTAGCAGAATCCACAGCCTGACCAGCTGCGGAATTCGCATTGTTTTGTGCCGTTAGCGCTGACTGAGCCGAATCACTGGCCTGAGCGGCAGCTGCTTCTGCCTGGGCCGCATAATCGGGTGCTTCTTCTAATTTATCTGCATAAATCTTTGCTTGCGCCGCTGCAACTTCTGCAATCGATGCATATTTTTTGGCGCTTTGTGTATCAGAGAATGACATTATGCTGACTCCTTAGAATCCAATCGCCAGCCATCCGGCAGTTACGTTAAATGTGTTTGCTAAAGGAGCGCTACCCGGAGCGGCCCTATAAAGTGCTATGACGCCACCTGATGCAGACTTTGATGCGCATTGAGCAAATACATAGTCATTAGTGCTTTCCAGCAAATGCGTTGGGATCAATGTGATGCATAGATTGGGGAATGCCTCAGGGAAGGTGACATTCATATTTTGAGTGGACAATAGCTGCTCTCCCCACTTAATAATCAGTCCACTAGGTAACTTTTGCTGGCCCGAAGTGCCTAATGTCGATGCAAATTGCCCAAAGTTAACTGCCTGTGAGCTTTTTGATCCTGCAGCTACCATGATTGGATTTTCTGCAGTAATGGAGACCCCATCGCAGGTGATATATGCGGTTGTACCAGTCTGAACGTTTACGCCGCCACCTGAAGCCGTTCTGCAGGTTACAGTGAATGCACCAGTGCAGTTATTTACCACCGTCCATGAAGCCATCCATGCCGGGAAAATGATGGCAATGTTGCTTGTAAGCGTGCCGGTAAGCACGATCCTTTCTTTTGCCGCCTGCAATGAGCTTAAAGTGACATTGGTTGCCGCCAGCCCTGCGATGTTCGTAACGCCATAGTTATCTAACGGCACCCAGCCGGTGCTTGCACCCGTCAGTGATTCTGGAGAAGTAGAGTTACCATCGGTTAGGTTCAGCCATTTCCCAGACTGCTGAGAGTTCAGTAGAACTGAGCCTTTCGGGTATCCCGATATGGCGGTGGCAAAGTCGCTGTTGAACGGGTAGCTCATGCCTGCATCTGCCCATTGTTCTTTCAGGCTTAAGGCATACAGAATGCCGTTCATATCCTTCCCGGAAGGAGGAATGCCACCTGCGCTTAATGGCTGCATTGTGATTTGCGGAAAACCTTTATCGAATGTGGCAACGCCGTTGTTATCCGTAGAGGTGCTGGAATCCGTAGGGATGGTGTTTTTCAGGCCATTAAGGCCAAAGGCTTTAAGAATCCGTGCCGGGATATCTGTGAAGTTCATGTCATACCTGCTGAACAATGTTAACAGTTACCCCTATTGGGGCAGGAAGCGCGCCAGAGCTTTGCACTATCGCCAGTTCTACTGTTGAAAGCTGAAATTCGAATACGTAACTCATGACCATTTCTCCGTCATTTCTGACGTAGCAACGTCCGCTCTCACCAAACATGAAAGTCAGTAATTTATTGAGTTGTGGGATGGTGCAGTCAGAGATGTTTGCCGCTGCCTTCATCATGATTAGCTTGCGATAAGCATCATTCGTTAGAGTTACGGTCGAGGTGAGAAGCTCGCCGGAGTAAAAAGGTGCCTGGTTAAAAGGTTGAGGGTCATCAACAACCGGAGGCTCTGAAGATGCTTCGTTGAAGCCGAAATAAATCTGGTTTTCTGTCACCGTCAGCTGCCTGCTGACAACCACGATTTTTCCCCATACATCCAGACCGTAAGTATCTGCCGTCTCGATGTTCCATATCACGTCATAGAAATCATCGAGAAAGCCTTCGATACCTACGGCTTCATTGAACGAATAAATCAGGGATTTTAGTTTCGGGCTGTCGGCATATTGCGTCAGGATGGTATCCGCGACGTTTATCATGCCAGTGTCACCGAGATGTTAGATGCGTCCAGTGTTGGCACTTCATCAATGCCAAAGGATGCAGATGTTTGATATGTCGTTCCGTCACGGCTGATAGTGATACTGAAGATATCTACGTTGTCACTATCAATGGCCTGAACACCAGCGTAGTAACGTCCTGCATAAATGGTTGAGCCAATACGCGCTCTTGTTCCGCCATCCTCGCCATTGAAAGAGCTAAGGATGGCGGTTCTAACTCTGTCAACGATGTCACCAGGAAGGGCGTTATTTTCTGCCAGTTCTACCTTGAAATAGACGCTTACCGCTGATGGTGTCTGCCACTTTATTTCGTATTCAGGGTAAGGCTGAACGTAGTTAACATCGTCTACCACCGTGTATGTGGTGTTGCCTACCATTGACGGGCCAGGGGGGAGCTTCTGCCAGATTGCCTTTGCGATATCTGCAGACGCGCCACCATACACGCACACATAGAGCGAGTGAGACTCCAGTGATACGTTTGTGAAGCCCTTAGTTACCGTCAGCCCGGTGTTGTTTTGCGTCACGTATGCATCAGTGACACCACTGACTGCCAGCACGTTTGCGTACACTGCTCCAAGTTGGTTGTTGGAGTTACCGGCTACAGACTGCTTGCGTCTATACTCGAAGTTTGCCCGGCTCTCCACCTCATTTCCCAGCACGCCAGCGGTGGCGTTGGTAATGCCAGACCATCCCTGTATTGCGCGGTAAATCGTGTTTAAAGCACCAATGGGGCATGCGATGGGGCCAGATGCCTGATTCTGGAACACGACATCGACAGCGCCAGAGGAAGGGATAACAGCATCAGCCAGTGAGAAGTACAGGTAACCGCTGGTATCCTGAGCAATGCTGTTAGCCGGGATAACCGTTTCCACAAGGCCGGTGCAGGTCGCCGTCACCGTTGTGCCAATTGCTGCGATACGGTCAATGAAGTAAATCTGTCCTATCGCATCCTGCATGCGACCCTCAGCAAAGTCAGGGTTAATCTGGTTAACCAGCCATGCCAGATTGTCATTCTTGTCTCCGATGATTGCCGTGTCGCTCATGGCAATCTGTCCCTGCGGAGTCGTCAGACTCTTACTCATCCCTCCGCCCATGGCGGTGTCAAGGTCAGTTAATCGCCCGTTGAGAATGTCTATCTCATCAGGAACGGCAATGCCGGTAGCGGAAAACGTGACAGAGGGGACGGCTGTGCTAACTGTTACTTCAGCCATTTGTTACCTCAGAATTGGATTGTGGTCTGAACGTTGTTTGTGTCGGTTATGGTCATCACGCCGGATGCAAGGCGATCTGCTTTGCCAACCGTTGTGGTGCAGAATGCTGACTGAACATATGGGAGCTTTTTGGCCTCGGTTGCCATCTTGGTATTGATGAGCTGAGTGCCAGGCCAGTGACCGAGAATGCGCTCGTAATACGGAATCCCTAGCGTGGTGTCATACCAGGCTTCACCGAGGAATGTTGAGCACGCGCACGCTACGTCCTGTGCTACTGCGTATGGGTTGGCAGTAATAGCCATGCTTCCGGTGTCGTCCAGGGTGATATCCCACTGGTCTGTCAAAAGCAGTGATTTGGTGAGCATGTAAACTCCGGGCAATAAAAAACCCGCCGAAGCGGGTTAGTTTGTCGGTGTGCTTGTCTGGCCTCCGCCAGTTTCCACGCCACCATGTTTATGCGTACTCAGATGGATGCCGTTTCCTGTGACTTCTCCGGTAGCAGTAATATTTCCACCAAATGTCGCGTCACCACCGAAGCTACCAGAGCCCTGAGTAAGCTGGCCGTTTGCCTCAATAATTGGGGCATTGAGCGAGATTTTATCGTCGGCATTAACAATGACAGTATTTCCATTAACCTGGACAACCAGAGGCGAGACAATATCTATCCCGTCATTTGCGAACTTCACATACTGGCTTGGCTCTGAGTTCAGCACCCCACCAAGGTAGATGGCGTCAGAATAGCTGTGCGTGCGATTTGACCCTGGTAATGCGGATTGTTTTGTCTTCTTAACGGCTGTGATGTCGCGATCGCAAATGGCAATCATACCAATATCCCCTTCGACTGGTGGCATTATCACCGCACTGGCACCACGCTGCAGTCTCCAGACCGGAACGCCATGAATCACTGAGTTTGGGATTAGGTCTCCGCCTCCAGTAAATCCCTCAACCATTGGTTTTACTGACACAACCTCCCCTGAGTCACTTACTGATGTAACCATAGCAAGGGTAATAAACGCTTTTCCCATGAGGAATTGACGCATCAGAAATTGCTGAGCGTTCGTCTCAGTAGTCGTGTCTTGAGGAGTCGAAGTAAATAAATTCATTACTGCCTCTCCGTCAACTGACCTATAGAAGACCAGACCATTGTTGTCCATGGTCCGCCTTCCATCCACGTTGAAAGATGATGGGTCGCTGATTGGACTGTGTAGATGCCACTCCCATTTGGAAGTGATGTCTCTAGTTGAATTTTCCGTCCGCGAATAATCAGATCGCTATATTGGCATTGAAAATTAATTCCTATCTTCGTAAATACCGGATATCCAATCAGGCCTGTCTGAGGGGATATGAATGGTATTTGGTCGTCCACACTTCCATTTCTCGGCCAAATATATATTGCACCAAGGCGGAAGTCTGCTTCGATTCCTGCCAGTTCAACGCACTGCTGAATTTGAGCTATCGGATTTCCAACAAAATACGGGTTTTCCACCTTCAAATTCACACCGTTATTTATGACGGTGTAGCCTATTCCAGCAGCAATCGTTGTAATGATTTCAGCAACGCTGGCAATCCCTTCTTTAGAGAAGGGAGGGCTGACTATCGACTGGTCAAATCCGGTTGAAAAGGCGCTAATGATAAGCGGGGCATCAGGCATCTGGTTTAAATCGGCAAAGCTACCCGTTATGGAACCAAAGAATAAAGGCCGGTCATCCGCCCAAACCTTAACCATGTTCTGTTTAGCCCCATTCAGCTGGATTCCTTTGTAGCTGAGCAATGCTATATGCTCCAGGCTAAGGCCAAATATCCTTGCCTCAAGACTTGTTCCAGAAATGCCGCCATAAGCACCGATTTCAACCTCTGCTTTGATATTGTCAATAGTCAGGATGTTATTTCCCGACTCATCAAAAGCCCCTTCACTAAGGGTGAACTGAAATTTCAGTGTTCTCTTTTTATAGGTCATGCTGCCATCTCTTCTGCTGTCGCGTAGAACAACTTAAATCGCGTCCCAAGCTCGTCATAAACAGGGTCAAGACTTCCTTTTGTATCAGCGAAGAAAAGCTCACCTTTGAAGCCCAGGTATGGGTAGCGGACTATCTTGTTGCAGTTATGGCAAAGCACGCCTTGCGCTATCCACAAATTATCCAGACCAACGTCGATAAACAGCCCTGTGGAGCGCTGTACGATGCGCAGGGTGACTGACTGACCATCAAGGTTAACGCTGACTTCCTGAGCCTTGAGTGGCTTGAGAGAAATGTTCTGCATCAGGATAACCCCGCTACCAGTTCATCCACCGTTGTCGCAAGGTTTTTGATAGCCGACGTTGCCGCTCCATTAATGGCACTTGTCGCGCCTGATGTTGCATTGCTGACGGCATTTGTGACGGATGTGGCTACTGTTGTTGCAGCACTGGATATCGACTCTTTCAGGCCAGTTAGTGCGCCTTTGACATCCTCAAGAGTGGAGTTTGTCGCCGTTGAGTTAGCCTTCTCCGTTACGACGCTGGCTGCCTTGCTTGTTCCGTTTGATGTGGTATTGCTATTGGCTGTTGTGCTTGTCAGGGTAACTTCAGCCTCCTGCAAAACAGCCTGAAATATTGCTTCCACCGTCAGAAGGGTCACATCGCGATCTGATGTCCGGTAATTGTATCGAACCAGATCGTAATCTTCGTAGGTGGTGTCAGGCGTTTCAATGTCGTACACCTGAGCGTCAGCAACCATCGAATCAAGGGCTGCCAGCATGTCTGAGCGACTCGTCAGCGTGAAGTTGGTCAGGTTGGGAATGCTACCGCTAAATCCCGTCCATCCCTCCAGGGTAAACAGCACCCGGATAATTGGCGGACGTTTTACCTTGTTAAAGCTGCTGTAAGAAGCCTGCTCAATTGGAGCTGATACCACTGAAGCATCAGCCCCATACTCAATCCCAAGGAACGAAGACGGAGACAATGCCCTTAAGCCTGATTTCAGGTAAATCCCGTAACCAGGCGAAAGGGTACTGTTGATTATGGAGAAGATATTGCCGCTGTTTATCGCGCTGAGTAGCGTTGTTTCGTTCAGTGAAAAGGCCATATTATCCCTGCCCTGACATCGCTGGATTCACCAGGCGGTTTCTCTGAAGGTTTCTCTGGATATCAGCACCCAGAGCATTGGCGTTACCTGCCGATGTCTGCATGTCGATTTTGCCGATGTTGATGTTAGTCTGGCTTCCGGCCGCCGCTTGCATGTTGCGAGATGCAGATGAACCCGCACCTAACTGAATGCCGCCCATGATGTCAGATGAGCTGATGTATCCCTTACCGTTCTCATGGTCGACAATGCCCTTCATTAGTCTGGCAATCGTCGCTGTGTCACCTGAATCCAGAACCTCGTTAGCGCCTTTTCCTGTCGCTTTGGTGAGCGCAGAAATATAAGCATCGACGTTGTTATTGTCCGAGGCAGGGGCGTAGGTTTTGACTATTGAGGATAGGGTGTTGATGCCGCGATTGAAGTACAGCTGCAATTGCTTGTAAAGCGCCGCAACACCGTGCTGCATTGACTCAAACACCGCAAATCGACCACCTTCACCACCCTCCATTGTCGCGCCAACTTGCCCGGCATAGTTCAGGTTGCCCGGATTATTATTGCGGATGCCGCGGGGCATTGCTCCATATGCATCATACGTGTTATCAACAGACTTTAAGCTACCCCACCATTTTAAGAATCTGTTTTTTGGAGAGTCTTTCTCGGCGTCATTATCTTGCATTTTTTTTACAAGATACTCGCCGGTGCTCATGTTCTGCTTTTTGGCTTCCTCATCTGCATTGCCGAGCTTGTCCCATGCGCTAACTGCCGCCATTGCAACCAATAGGGGGCCAAATGATTTTGCAACCTTTGCCACCGCGCCGATCATTCCTAAAGCCCAACTCCCGGCAACATAAGCCAGCAGGATTTTTAGGGCGCTCTCCCACCCACCAACAGCGTCAACTACCTTGTTGATTTCATCTGCCGTATCTGAGAAGAATTTGCTAATTTCAGGGCCGTGAGTGCTAATCCATATACCAAACTTCTCAATAAGGGGAACGAGCTTTTCAACGTAAGGGATTAATGCCTCATAAAGAACCTGTGCTGCGGCAGAGAAGTTTTGCTTCATCTCCTCAAGGCGGCGGTTAAACTCCAGCGCCTTCTTGGTTGCCTCATCGGTAGCTTTGGATATCTTGGCGAACCGGTCAGCATCCTGCACAAGAGAGCCATTTGATAATCCCTGCTGCGTGGCATTATCAAACCCAAACATCCCGCCAAATCGACGCTGCGCATCTTTGCTTAACTTGCCCCAGTTACCGGCAATTTTGCGCATTATCTTTTCGGAGTTATCATTCTGATAATCGAAGTTAGCGCCAGTAGCCCCGGCGAATGATGCCAGCGCACCGAATAGCGGATCATCCTGCCCACCACCGGTCCGGATATTGGTAAGCGTCTTCTGGAAATTACCAAGTGTACCCGCCATTTTATCGGCGGTTGACCCGGCAGCAGCAGCAGCTCTCTCCCAGCCATCAAGAGACTTTGCGGAGATATCCAGAGCGCGAGATTCAATGCCCAACCTCATCAGGTCTGAAGTCATACCTGTGATGAAGGTCTTGATGCCTTGAGCGGATAGCGTGATCCCTACCAGGGCAAGTAATTCAGTGCGGATTGAACCAAAAAATGAGGCCGCCCTTTTACCTGCGGCCTCCATGTCTTTAGCTGTCTGGTCAGCATTCTTTCTGGTATCGTCCAGGCCTTTTTTTACTTCTGTCTGGCCTTTCTTGAATCCGGAAGAGTCAAGACCAAGAGTGACTACCAGTGAGTCAATAATCGTTGGCATCAGCCATTCTCCTGAGCCCTGTTGATGACCATTTGGTTGTAATTGTCGACTGTGATTATCTCAAGCCACCACCATAAATCCTCTACGCCAAGCGTTGTGCTTAGCTCTGTCAACGAGCATTTACCCGATGAAAGGACCGTCGCTATTGTTTTAGGTACGTTGGCATAGTCGGTAAGGCCAGCAATCTGCTGACCCATTACCGGAGGGATGTCTAACTGGCGGCGGCGGTCAAAAAATCGACATGCAGCTTAAAGACTTCACCGCGAAGTTTCAGGCGAGTCATAACTTCTTCAGTGTCATCATCAATCAGTGGTCGCTTGATGTTTTGATCTGCCGGGTTTGGCACTGCCTGAACGCATTTCATAAGCTCGTCCAGGAGAGGCCGTGCATCCTCTGGAGGGATTTTAGCCACCATTTCGAGGCCGACTTTCGCCATGCCTGCCATACCCATATCTGAAAAGTTATCCGGAAGATTAACGCCGTTTTTAGCCATTGCCAGTCCGGCGCGAATTGCCCACCACTCAGCCTGAGAAGCTGACATTTCGCGAATGTAAAACATCTTCCCATTGTCACGGCCTTTATCTTCGACGGTGTAGAAAATCTCTTTGCGTGCCATGTTAGTCCTTATGCGTTGTACGCTTCGCCCACGACTGATTCCCAATTGATTTGGAATGTCATTGCCTGCAGTACGCGCTGCGCATCAGGGATGGCTTTTACGCGTTGCAGAATTCCGTTGGTCAGCGTGAACTTACGACTAATCGCCGGGAGGATGATTGTTGCGTTGCAGCGGAATACCGCCTTCGAGGTCAGTGACGTCAGTTGCCAGGTCTCGAACAGGTCACGAGATGGGCTGTCCGGCATGATAGTGATCGTCTGCAGATACTCACCGAAAACAAACCCGCCAGAGAGCTTGCCGTCAGCGCCACGGACGGAAACCGCCATTTCTGTATCACCCAGAGCAAACATCGCGTCCGCTGCGTATCCCTCCAGCGTTTGAGCGCTAGGGAATAGGTTGGTAACAGTGAGGGCAAAGATTGAATCAGCGCTTGTAATAGTGTTGGACATTTATTGCACCTCTATGCTTGCAAGAGTGATTTTCTGTACGCAACCACCGTCGCAGTACCACAGGGTCATGCTAGGGCTTGTGCGCTCCTGACGCTGCGTAGGAGTGGCATCTGCTATATACAGGTAATAACCCTTGGCAATCAGCGATGGGGAGATGTCAGCACCTACCGCGTTCTGAATCTCGGAAATCTGAGAGCTGGACAGTGTTACACCGGTGCGGATACCTCCGAAGGTGATGCCCTGATTCAGCGTATCGGAGAATGACGCCTCGATGATTGCCTTGCCGCGTGCGTTGTATGGAATGCTGCGGTTAGACTGGAACAGCTCGATAGCATCCTGCATCAGGTTGGCATTCAGCCAAATCTGGAAGCAGAAGGAGTCAAACCACTTGAAGTCAGCTGTAATGGTGCCATCAGCCCAGTAGCGGGTATCGTAGTTATTCGCCGTGTACGCGCCGTAGAAGTTGTAGCCGTTGGCAATCAGCGCATCGTAATTTGCTGACGTGGTTACTTCTGGCAGCAGTCCGCCGAGTGAGCGGAACTTGAATGGCACGCGTCCTTCCTGACGGTCGAAGTCAAGAGATGCTGCATAGCCGATTACGCTCGCTGCGTGAGTCTGGTCACCGAACACCGGTACGACGTTGGAATAGTCGTATGTGCTGATGATTTTGTACGCCAGAGTATCAGTTGAGCCAGATACCAGCGCGGATTCTTCCAGCGTGAATGGCACGTAGCCGAACCGGTAATTCTGACCGTTAACCCAGGCCGAGAAGTCCAGCGCCTCTTGTTCGGTCGGCGTGAAGGATGTAGTGAAGATTGCCCAGTTCTGAGAGCTGTCAAGCACTGATTGCATCGCCGTGGTGACTACTGCTGCATCTGCGCCCTGTGACAACTGAGCGCCAGTTGCGGCTGTCAGTTTCAGGCCAGCAGACAAAGTACCGGTTGCGTAGGTAATAGTGCTCGCCGCGCCATCAGTCGCGCTGGTGATGATGAAGCGCTTCTGCGTTGTATCGTATTCTACCGTTACGCTGGAGCCGATACCTGTTTCAATCAGGTCAGCAGCCATAGCAAAGCTTGTTGCCGTGCTCAGGTCGATACTGGCTGATGTGTGCGCAGTTCCGTCAACGGTCAGTGTCAGCACACCACTCAGCAATTTGAGCTGGTCTAACGTTACGGCCGCCATAGAGCCTGAGCGCAACCATGCTGCCGCTGCTTCCGGGTTGAACCGTGCAAACAGCAATGCGCCAGGGGTCTTGGTGGAATTGTCGTAGCCCTGAAAATACACTTCAGCCATGCTGTATTCAGCAGAAGTACTGCCAAAATAGGCCGCTACGTCTTCTTTGTTCGTGAACGTGATAACACTCCCCACCGGAGCATAAGCGCTGTCGGTAAGGATGAGGCCATTCAAGTCAAGCGCTGAACCGCCAGCAGGCAAAACGCCAGGGTTAATCTGGACGTCCTTTCTTAATGGGATTGCCATTTATTAACTCTCCGGAGGGTATTTTAAATCTGCGGCAATAACGCCGACTGTAATGCTGTCCATGAAGTCCTGACGCGTGGTAACAGACGGGTTGAATTGCCCGATGAATTCCATCGTCCAGCGGCCTTCGTATTGTTGCTCGCCGTTTATCATCGTCGTCTGATGAGGGTCTGAGCAGTAAAGAGGGGTAATGACATTGCCATTTTGTCGGAACCATTCACAGGCAAAGTCTGAGCGGATTAGCGTGCCGATGATTGCAGCGTTATCCGCCGCGTTCTCGCCGTAACAGTCAATCTGGCAAGGCCATTGGGTGCTGCGCTGGTTGAGCTGCTTACCTTCGCCATACACGCCGTTGTCGTCGTATTTGACTCGGTTTGTTGACAGGCCTATCTGTTTCAGAGGAGTCATGATAATGAAGTCATGAAGCGGCATTGGCGTAAGGTTCTGCTGACCTACCAGCACGTTGTCGATGGTGAGGCCGGTGATATCCATCAAAAACGCCTGCAGAGCTATGCGCAGGTCAAGCTCGGTGATATCTACTGTGGCTGTCATGGCGACCTCTGCAGGTTAACAATCAGGTGACACCAGTCCGGATAAAGCTCTGCTACTTTCACTACCAGCCATGTCTTTCCATCAACAATCAGCATGTCTCCACCCTGTTGCTCTGGGCGGTTAATACCATTGAAGTTTCCATTCAGATATGCGCTTTGCAGAATCCCCTGAACGTTGATCGCATCAACCTGCTTCAGGTCGGTGGATGACAGGGACTGCATCTGCACAATCACATCCACATCGGTGTATGACTGCTCGCGCTTACCGCCTGGCGCAGTTGTGAATCCGCTATTCACTTTCAGCACGCCGGGAACGTCAGGGTTAACCGTTGTGATCGCCCCGCGAACTATTTGATGCAGGTTCATCAGGTAACCTCGTAGTTAACATCGCCAATCATCACCCTGGTGTCGACGAGAGGCTTATCTGACTGGTTAGGCATTACTTTCCTGTTTCTGCGTCGCTCAAGCGTGACCTCGGAGAGCGCAGGCTCAATGAGCGTGGCAATCGACTCCTGAATATCACCCTTTACTTGAGCGCCGACGACCTCAAGCACCGTTCTGGAATCAAGACCTGAAGCAAGTCCGCGCTCAATCGTCTTCTTCCACTCTTCCTGTTTGTCTGCGATTGCATTGCGGAAGAATGGGCGTGGGGGCTGATTGTTTGCCGGGTCACCGTACTCGTTACGAGTGGCAACCATCGCGACGCTGGTTCCGTCTGGATAGGTAGAGCCGCCGAGAAAGCCGGCTCTTACCTCAGTGGCATTGAGTCGCTCAGCCATTCCTTCCAGGTACTTATCGAGGCCGTCAGACATAGTTATCTCCAGGATAGTAATTAGCCATCCGGTAGACTTTCGTCGCCTGCCAGAAGTCCAAGCCATATGGGCTCTGCGTATACCACGCATACCTGAACTCAATAGGGCCGAGGTCAGATGAAACTGACACACTGCCCTCTGTAGCCGATGCAATGCGTCCTACCATTCCTGAGCCACCACGACCTCGATTGTCGCCGTAACGCACATACGCCAGATGCGCCATGAGCATGTAGAGCAAGCGCTCTCGCTTCACGACGTTATCGACGAGTGAGTAATCGGTGTTATTCAGATAGTCAGTGGACTGGTCAAACAGGAATGGAAGGATTGCATCTGGAACGTTGGAGAATTCAGGGTACATGGCGCGGAAACTGGCAATATCCAGAGTCACGACAGCCATGGTTTATTCCTCTTTGTCTTCCTCTACGCCTGCGTCTTTAGCGTTAACCTGCTCAAGGCCTGTTTTCTGGCGTGAGCGCTCCAGAGAAGCATCTGCTGCTGATTTCTCATCAGTAACAGCAAAGACGATGCCATTGCGAATGAATGGCGCGTCTTTGTGATTCTTCTCGAAAGATTCCCATGCTTCAGCAGGAACGCCTTTTGTCAGGCCGAATCCGTTTACAAGCTGAGAGGAGTTGGCTCCCGCCAGGGTGATCTTCTGATCACCGTGACGGAATGACAGGCCGTTTGGAAGTTTGCAACCGATAACGTAGGTTGAAGGCTTGGCCATCGATTAAACCCCCAGAAGCTGAGCGAACAGAAACGGCTGAGTAATAACCGCTCCATAGGTGGTGCCGGAGTGTTTCTGTTTCCAGCTTGAAGTCATGGTGATGACCGGGTGAGCACGCAGTTTTTCGCTATATGCGCAGTAACCAGCATCCTGACCTTGGGCGGTCTCAACAAACATCTGTACCAGTTCACCGGCATCAGTGCTGTACTGAGGAGCAACTTCGATGCGGATATTGGTGAAGGTGTCTTTGACCATCTTCTCAACGGAGTTACCGAAGATTTCGTTTGATTTTTTGAACCAAACGGAAGTCTTAGGAGACATCGCCAGAACCAGAGGTGAGGCCATATCAACACCATCACCCACTGCACCATTTGTACGGGTGATAAGGTCTTCGTACAGCGCCAGGATATCGTTGTAGATGTCGATAACCTGTTTGTCTTTCCACAGGGTCACGCCGCCAACAGTTGCCGGGGTGATCGGAGTCGGCAGTGATGGGTCGTTCAGGATGCCGTAGTTCAGCAGGCCGGAAACGCCGTAGAAGTAGAACTTGTTCTGCGCCTGGTTCAGAGTCCACGCTGCAGCACGTTGTTTCTCTGCGACGTATGGCAGCATAGCCAGGCCATAACGTTCCTGCTCCAGTTCACCATAGGTAACCATGGTCTGGTAGCGGAACACCTGACGGTTTTCCCAACGGGAAGTTACCTGGTTCGCGCCCTGTTCGCTGTAGTCGTCATACGCCACAACGTCACCGGATTGCTCAACGCGCTGGATCATCATGGTGTCTTGAGCCCATGAGCCTTTTTTCTTCTCACCCAGAATCTCAGTCGCTTTCTGCTTAGCGAAGATGGTGCGCACGATTTCAGGGTCGATGAAGGTTGATACTACAGCAGGAATACCGCCGTTTGCGCCAAGACCCGGCTGAGGGTCGGCATCCATTGCTAACTTAGTTACCGATGCAGGCAGGTAAATGCCGCGAGATTCGGCTTCCGCTTTAAAGGCAGCGAAATCAGCCTGAGTCAGTTGAGGCATTATGCTTTGCTCCAGGTAGAGATGATTAACAGATTGCCGGTTGTTGCAGATCTAGCCACGTACCAGTCGGTTTCAACAGCGCCAGAGATGGTTGCGCCAGCTGCACCGGTCTTCAGTGTGCCGTCAGCCAGTACCGCAAACACTTTCTGACCAACAATTGCATCGGTTGCAGACAGAGCCCAGTAGTCACCACCAACCACCGGAGATGCTTCACGGCCGGCAGGAATAGTCATGCTGGAGTTTTGCAGATAGGTGATCGTGGCGTTTGCGTTGTTGTAGATGAAGCCAACAGGCTTACCGGTGCCGGTGTTGTTCAGCAGGAGTGGGTTAGTGCCGTCACGCCATGCGAAACGCGCCATAACCAGACCACTTGCGCCTGCCTGATATGCATCAGGACCACCTGCGGCGGCGATGATTGGGCTGTTAGAAGCAGGCTGACCAGCCTGACCAACGCCAGAGTAAACTTTAACGTCTTGTTGGAAAGCCATTGTTATTTGCCCTCAAAGAAGTTTTTAACGTTTTCGCGAGAAGACGTGGTAATAACTGCGGAGTCCTGCGCCATGGATGACGGCTGGCGTGCATAGGCTTTGAACACAGAGCTCAGTGCAGCAGCAGGGATTGAAGCGTGCTCATCACAGCCAAGTTGCTTCAGGGCGGTGCGATACACTTCTTCTGCGCTGTCACAGGCCAGTTCGCCTACTACCGGACGTACATCACGCTCAGCTTTACGCAGGTCGATGAAGCGCTGCTCAACAGCTTTAACCGCTGCATCCATCGCTAACTTGCTGTCGTTTGCCATTTTATCTTTCTCTTTTTTCTCTTCTTCGGCTTCGTCTTCAGCCTTTTTGTCTTTCTCCGACTCTTCGTCTTCGGCGAGTTTTTTCTTCTCCTCCTCGGACATTTCGTCTTCTGCTTTCTTCTTGTCTTCGTCTTCATCTTTGATGATGGCTTCGACTTTCTTTTCTACCTCTTCGGACTTCTCATCATTAGCCAGATATGGCCGGATGAGAGTCATGAGTGATTTGATTTTTGACATCAGTTTGAGTCCTGTCGGTTGTGAGTCGTAAACAAATACATCCGGGCCTGCACGACCCGATGGCACGATTGCCACGTGGTTACAAACGATGTCACGCATGACGCCATCGTATGCCTCTCCCTCGTACTCACCCGGGGTCATATCGAGCCGGTAGCGGTATGAGGATGAAATTTCGCGCTGCTGCTTGTTCTCCACGCCGATGATGGAATTCACATCCCAAATGACGAGAGAGTTTTTCAGGTAGGTGCCGTCGAATTCAGCGCTTTCACCAGTTGATCCGATGATTGCCTCTTTCGGTGGGTCAAGCACTGACACGGCAATATGCGTGTTAAGCAGCGGTTGGTTGTTGAATGTGTCTGCGGCCTTTCGCAGTTCTTCAGGATCACGCAGGAGGCGATATGCTTTATCAGGAATGAGCCCTAACTCATCGCAACCTGGAATCTCGCGACCGTAGTAAACGCAGACGTTAGCCTTGCTGATTGGGGTTAGCTCTACGTGGAGCTTTCCATCCGCGTCATAGGTGCGCACGCTTGCCCTGTCGAATGCTAATGCAGAGTCTTTGGCGTAGCCGTTCGCGTATGCCGCTCGCTCTACTTCTTCGGCTTTTTCTTTTGATGGGAAAGGACCTTTTGAACCCCACCACCAGGAGCCGTCTTTCTGATGTACTGGCATTGGATTACCTTCGCTTGGGTGGCGGGCTGATTTTTTCAGTGGTGTCTTCGCCATTTCTTTTCGGCTGATATCCACCGCCTGGAAGCTTGCTGGATGTAAAAACCATTGGATTACCTTTCTTCAGGCAATAAAAAAGGCCACCGAAGTGACCTTGATGATTTATTTCGTATTAAAACGGCAAAACAGGCTTCCACGTGCAACCACAATTTGGCTCTTCACCTGGCAACACATACTGGCCTTTATCGCCAATCGGAAGCCCTTTATCGAGATCGAACTCTTTCCCGTTAGCCTGCACATGCTTGTGGCGAGGCTGATTTCCGCCACCACTGTGAAGCCATATACCTTTCTTGATGCCTGCCGCCTGCTGTCGTGCATTTGATAGCGCACTGGTAGCTTTGCGCACTTGGTCACGAGCGATAAACTCAGCTCGACGCCTGGTGATACCATGGCGCTTGCCAAACTCACGCTCAATCTCATCAGCCAGTTGCTTGCGGTCACCACCTTTGGCGATAGACCGAAACACCATCGACTCTACTTCGTTGAAGTACTTCTCTGGTATTGAGCGAATCAGAGACACGTTTTCAGCAATGATGGCGTCACGCTTTTGCAGCATGGCATCAGTCCATTGCAGGTTGATAACCAGCGAGTCTTTGCGGGCAGATGCGAGGATGCCACGGTCGACAGCCTCAAGCGTCCTGTCTGTCATCTCATCGGAAACCGGGATCGCCTTCCTGATGAAGTTGTCTATCCACTTCTTAGCCAGTGAAGATATGGCTCTCTTCACCAGGTCAACCGGATTAGCATCCATCGCCATATCCATAGCCAGCGGGTTATCCCGCATGATGGTGACTATCTCTGCCTTAACGTCATCGTTCATCTCACGAATCGTTCTGAGCAGCTCTTTCTGGTACCACCTGATGTTTCCCGCGTTGTAGTTCACTGGCTTCAGACTCTTCGTCTTCTTCCGGTTCATAATCACCATCCAGATTTTCGAAGCCAGCACCCTTGATGCTCTTCAGTGCATCTCTTGCCTCTTCGCTACTGATGAGCTGGCTATCCGCAGCAATGGCAACCGTTTCGACTTTCGTTTTGTTGGTGTTGGCCGCATCTTCTTCGCTAACCTCGTCCAGAGGCCTGAACTCGAAGTAGATATCCTGCTTAATCTCACCAAACTCCGATAACTGAATAATCTTGAAGATATTTTCAATTGCGCGACGGTAATCAAGCTCCTGCGAGCCGGATATCGTTTCATGCCACGTTTCAATCTCAGAATCGCCACTCGCATTAAGTCCAGCTGGTGCGTTGCCAAACATCTTCAGGTTTGTCGTTCTCGATGGGATGCAAAGTTGCTCCTGGTAGTTCGACAGAATGTTTGACAATTCACTCAGGGAAGTCTGCATGTGCAGAAGGTCTTCTTCCCTGTCAATCGCCCAGATACCAAAGTTGTCCTGATACTGAGTAAATAACTTGATGCGCTTATCAAACTGACCTGGCTCTTGAAGCCGAGCGTCCATGTCAGTTTTTAAGGCCCTCATACGCAGCGTACGGAGAATCTTGATTACGTTCTTCTTGGCGTCTCGCCAGTCGACAACATAGTCTTCCATCAACTGCGTAAGGGATAGCCCACCAAAGTTGTACGATGGCTTGAGGATGTCTGGAACCGGGCGAGTCACGATATCTATAAACCTTGACTCGTGAACGGTGTCACCCATAACAAACCACGCCTGCGGCTTATAAAAGTCGGGCCTGAGTGGTTTGTTTGAGTTATACATCGCCGGGTAAACCCAGTTCGGATCAACAATCTTGAAGTTCTTCAGACTTCCTTTGGTGATTTTCCTTGGGTCGAGGAAAAGTGGCTTTTCGTTCTCGATCTCATCAGCACCTACATCGATAAAGATGTGGGCGACTCCGTACTCTGAATCCTGTCGCACGGCCTCGTGGATAAGGCGCTTAATATCATATTTAACCAGCGCCTCTTCCATTGCTTTTACGTCAGGATCGCCATCCTTTTTACTCTTAACCTCAATCCAGTTGCGCGTCATCTCGTCGGCCATAACGGTGTGCATGTTCGCATACTCGACCTGCTGAGACATGGCGGCCAGAATTGGGTAGCCACGGAAGCCTGAATACTCTGTTCCGATAGACATGCTGTTAAGCACATCGTACGGCGTTGCATCCATCGCGAGAGTGGCCTCCTTCTTCGCCTCAGGGATTACCCCGGGGAGCGGTTCATATCTTTTAAATTCAGCGTACGGCTTCTCGTCATTTGCTACAGAGGCACTATCAAGATGCATCTGCGTGATTTTTGCCAGTTCCCGCCGAGTGGGTTGCGCTGTTTGCTTGCGTCTTGTCATTGGAGTATCTCGTCAGGAATATGGAATGGCTTCCTCTCCGGCGATTTGAGAATAACCAGGCTATCTGCACAGTTTGGTGAAAGTGCTCCATCTGGTTTTTTATCGACGACGATTTTGCCCGTAGAGTTTTTGCTGTAGGTTGGCTGGCTTAGCTCAGATGTTAATCTTGCAATTCCATTCATCTTTGAAGAAAGGGAGATGATTTCATCCGGATCGTACTTCCTGCCATTTACTGCACGATAGGTATTCAGGAACAGGGTGCGTAAATGCCACCAGGATTGCGCTTTGAAGTTATAGAAGAAATCCTTATTGGTGATATTTCTTCCGTTTGCATCCCTCATAAGCACCTTGTCAGGATTAAGAACACCTGCGCTTCCTTTGTATGCAGAGAAAGTAACCGGCTTTTTAGCTTCCCTCTTGCGAGACTCGTTTACTTGCTTGGAGTCGCCACGGCAGCCAGCGCCAATTCCATCCGCGTCATAGAGTACGTTGCTGCAACCATGCTCATCAGCAAGGTTGGTGGCTCTCACCACCGTTTCGTAAATGTCTGAACCTTTACCGCTCCATTCCTCGCAGACATCTATCAGAATGCCTTTCGCAGATGAGAAGGCGTTTTTATCTATACCTTCATCAGCAACGTCAAGCGCGCCTTTACGCTCTCCTGATGGCTCAATGCCGAGTTTAATGTGAGCATCAATAGCAGCCTGCACCCAAGCAGAAGGAATGATTACGCCTTCCACGGATGCGTTGTAATCGATGTCTATTTCCTGAGCGACAGTTACCGGATCCAGCAATTCAACCTGTTTCTCGTACCATGACTGGTCTTTACGAGGGTCATCGCGCCAGTGGAAGGTAAATACAGGTATCTTTCCGCCATGTCTGCGGATAGCGAAGCTGTTGGCGTTGCCATTTGGTGTGGAAATATCTTGCCGACAGTTTGTCGTTGCTGAAAGTGAAGCGTCTACGAGTGTTGGTCTCTCAAGGAAAGCGGCCTCATCGACGATATAGAAACTGGCGCGATCGCCTCGACCAATGCCATCTCCACACTCTCCGGAGATAATTGAATTGGTGTGAGGGAACTTAATGCGCATATGCGGCGCGTCTTTGTCTCTATTCCATCCAAATCGAAACTCACTAGGAAGAAGCGACATGAACATACGCGCTTTCTCGAGCAGAGACTTTGGTACGCCTATTTTATCTACGTACTCTTCTTTACGGCTGCCGATGCCTACGCTGATGCCCTTATTGAAGTTGCATACCGTGCAAGCCAAAGCAACCGTCAGCCAGCTCATACCCATATCGCGGGTCTTCTCAGTGATACCTGGCTCTTGTGCTTTCCACCTATCCATGAACCATTCCATCCACTCTTCCTGTCTTGGGAAAAGCAGAAATGGGATGTATGACGGAAGCCCTCGCTCAGGGTTTCGCGGATCATAGGTCATTCCCCAGTCGATAATGAACTGGGCTGGGTTGTTCTTATAGAATGAAACAAGCGATGGAATTGCGGCCGGGTTGTTTCGAATGCGCAGAATTCTTTCCTGTCGCCATTCGAATACCTGGACATAATCCGGATTTCGGAAGTCGAAAGGGAAAGGAATTGGCATGATTTATCCCATGAGGTCTTTGTATTTCTCTGCAGCTTCTTCAGGTGACATATCGGTAGTAACGATTGGACCACCGCCAGCACCGCTGATTTCTGTTTTGATGTTTTCTTTAAACGCCTGCACATTTACGTGCTTGCCTAGCAGCTCAAGGTTTTTCACCTTGTCAGGCCACTTGATTTTCTTCAGTAGGGCGGCGCTGTCTGCAGATGCCATTTCGACAACATCCATTCCTGATAGCGTTGTTCGCCATACTTTCGGCCAGTCTTTAATCGGCTTAAGCTCGCCATTGGCAAGCAGGATGTCGAGCACGTCCATCTGGTCGATTTCCGTGAGACGTCGCAATACGTAAGTTGCATCTACGCCTACTTGCTCATTGCGCTCGGCCTTAAGCTCAGCAATGCGGTCTAAAATGTCATCATTTGCCATCATCCTAGCGCCCTGGTTGCGGGATGACTTCTCGCTGTAGCCCGCCCTTATGGCTGCCTGAGTGGCATTGAGGTCAACTATGAACTCACGGGCAAACAGCTCTTGTTTGTCGGTGAGCTTTGCCATTTATTTTTTCACTCCAGACACAGACGCATTAAGCTTTTCAAGAGCATCCTTTGGCGTTACACCGATAGCTCTAAAGGAGTTAAAAGGTTTATCTCCCACTGACGCCATCCATCCTTGGTACACCTTTTTGATATGTGGTTTAGACATTTCATTTCTCTTTAAGCGTTAACAATCACAATGCCGTCATCGTATGGCTTCACCCATACAGGGTCGCCGGCAGTTGAGTTGTAGATGTAGCGAATCAGGGATGCACCATCGAATGGCAGCCCGATTAATGTGTTTGATGGTTGAGAGGCTGACTGGCAAATCTCACCAGTGAATCCGGATGCCACTACGGTAGCGGCGTTTGTTCCTGCGTATACCTGAACCCAGCCACCTTTGGTTACTGAGACGTTAGTCAATGTCATATGTCACCTATGAGGATGGGGTCATCTGTTCAGCCACTAACAGGATGTCTGTTTCAGTGAAAGTTGCGCCGTTCGATACGATAGTGATGTCGCTACCGTTAGTCGCAAGATTGCCGTCTTTGTCGACGCTGAAAAATGTCGGAAATGACAGAGCATCAACCGTCACCTGAGCGTCACGCGTTTTGGTCAACGAGTTACCGTTCGTCTGTGGGAAGTCGATGGTCATGCTTCGGTTTGTGGATGACCCACTCCATGCGCCAATGACGTTCACCTTAAAGGTGACAGTCGTATCAAGATTGAAGACGTTGAACTTGTTCGTTGTAGTGTTGAAGAACGGCGACAGGCTGCCAGTTGTCGGAGGCGATGAAGTTCACTGGCGGGTATGGCCTGCGCTCGTCATCGTTAGCCATGGGTTACTCCGTTGTTAGTTCTACTGGCTGTTCGGTCTGCTCTTCCGGTACTGGCGTGAACTGCACGCGTTTCACATCGGCCGGAGCGAAATATAGCCACTGTCCCGTCTCTGTTGCCAGCGGCACAAAGCCGTTAACCAGCTCAGGCTGACGTCGTGACATCTTGCCCGTGAAGGTTTCGCCTGTTTGGGTTGTTAGCGTTATTTGGTAGATGTCGGACATGATTACCTCTTTGCCTTGTCGCAGCTGTTGCCCTGCTTCTCGGAAGTGCTTAGCCACTTACGGCTTACCCGTCAGCAAGATGTGATCACCATCCTTGCGGGGTTACACAGATCATTATCGAAGCCCCTCGGTGAAGAGCTTCTGTAATGAAGAACCGTTGTGAAAGTGGCTCTCTAAAACCACATATTTGTGGTTATGCAGCCAGGCGGTGCTGTTCTTCGATAAGCGGCTGGCGGTGATTACGCTCGAACATGCCGCGCAGCACTTCTTTGCGTTGTTCGAAGTCCCACCCCATGCTGATGAATACCGTGTTGGCGCGCTGTAGCTCGGTGATGCAGTGAATTTGTTCCGGCGTCAGGTAATCGCGGATCGGCTCTTTCTTCCCGATTTCGTGATGCACACGGAACTTGGCCGCCGTCATGCCCAGCGCCAGCCGGTTAATCAGGTCAGCTTCGTTGCTGAAGTGATGCGGGGCGATTTGCTTACCCTGCGCCTCACGCTCATGCTTGATGGCGTCGGTCATGGGTTTGTATTCCAGGCGCGCGGAGTTGCGGTCCATCTTCTTTTTCGCCAGCGCGCTGCGCATAGTGAAGAATTCAGCTACCAGGCGCTTTTTGAATTCACGCACAACTTCATTGTTTCGCATGTAGGTGATCAACAGCGTGGTTTGCTGTTCGTTTAGCAGTGCTATTTCCTGCTTCTGCATGCCTCCATCGGTTTGAAAGGGTCGCATTTCAAATTCCACCCTTCCGAACTCTTCGAGGTCGCTTTTGTACTTCCTGATGAGTTGAATCACTGGCTTGTGATCCTTCATGACACCACTGGCGATCACTGCCTAGTTGGTGACCAGGTCGAGCTTCTTGATTTCAACTAATTGCATGGCGATGTTCCTTTAGAAAGATGAGCCTGTTCGCACAGAAAAGCCGCCCCGAGATGGTCGCCACCATATACGGCATTTCTCAGGCTCGCTTACTGAAAGGCTCTCGTTGATGTGCGCGTGAGATGCGCATGAAAAAGCCCCGCTATTGCGAGGCTGGAAATTTCTTTATTACTTCGCCGGTTGTATGTCGATGAAGTATTCTTTGCCTTGCTCGAAGTGTTCGAACGCTGCAGGGTTCGAGATGACCATCTGCAGCTGGCCGCCAGGTGTGTACTTTGACCACGACTTGTTTTCGGTGGTATCTGCAGTTACAGGACTCATGTGGATTGTGCGGTGTGAATCGTCTTCTGCTTTCTGAATGAAGTGACAGCGGAATTTAGCGCGAACGGACATTTTGTTTCCTCGGTTAGTAAAAAGCCCCGCTATTGCGAGGCTTGGTTATTCATGTGGTAACGGATGCATGACCCCGGCATTGCAGTGTGGAATGCGTAGGCGGTCTTTCGCCATACGAATACATGCTCACCTCCGTATTATTTCAGGCACTGAGTCCGAACGTATTCCTGCAGGCCGGTCAGTTGCTTTGTGACGGCGGCGATCCCGTCTCTGAGACGCCAATAATTGAGTTCAGCATCTGCTGTAAGTCGAGGGCTTGAGCCATCAACCAGGCCGGAGGATCCGGTGGTTTCGTCTTTGGAGCAGGTGGCGGCGATTTGCAGCCGACGCTTACCAGCGACAACATCAGCACGAAGCCTGTTATTCTCAGCATTCGCATCTGCTAATTCCTTCGTGTATTTGGCATCCAGTGCAGCGACATCACGCTGGCGGGTCTGCATGTCTTTAATGGTGGCGGTCGCCAGGAGGAGTTTCTCAGTGGCCTTATCGCGCTGGTCTCTGTAAGTGATGGCGTTGTCGCGGTAGTGGTTCACGAAGAACGCCAGCACGCCGATTAACGCCACCACCAGCAACTGCAGCCAGTAATGCTTAACCAGTGCGCTAATCACGAATGCTCTCCTACGTAACCAATGTGTAATGACCTTTTGGCAGTAAGGTAGGCGTTCCTTGCATCAATCTCATTTTCAAAGTAACCGAGATGCAAACGCTTACCAGTTCCAGGTTCATTTATGGTGGCAATATACTTATTGATACGCTTATGAAAGCTGTAGCCCTTTGCTTTCTTCCTGTTTTGCGCGTTGACAGAGCGGCTGACATCTCTTAGGTTTTTCGGATCATTGTTGGTCCTATCCCCATCAATATGGTCAACCTCACCTTTTGGTAGAAACCCATTATGTAAGAAGAAAACCACCACGTGGGCTGACAATCGCGCACCGCAGAACTTACCAGCGTAATAACCTGAACGTGTAACTGTCGTAAATGCTGGGTCTCCGGCATTAATCTTCGCGCCAGGCGATTTCTTCCATACAAGACCACTTGGCGATCTATTATTTATTTCAAGGTAATCAGAAAGTTCTTTCACAAGACACCTCATTGCCCAAGAAATAAATCGCGCTCCGCCTCACGCCGACGGGTCAGCCCATTCAGGACTTTTCCACCAGCTTTATTCCAGCGCAGGAACTCATCGGCAGCGCCAGCGTAATCACCGGCGTTGAGTTTTCGCAGGAGAGTCGATGTCGACAATGACCTGGCGCCGAGGTTATACGTGAACGACACCAGAGCATCGAATTGCCCCTGAGTCAGCCCGACTTTAACCAGGCGGGACACATCGCTTTCGTAACTGACCAGCCCTGTCTTCAGCAAACGCTCTGCCGTTTCCTGCTTAATCGTCATCCCTGCGCGGATCGGTTTACCGTCGACAGGCTGAGTCCATCCGTATCCGATCGTCCACACTCCGACGCTGTCCTGGTACGCTGTGAGTTTGCAGCCTTCGAACTGCTTGATCATGGCAATGCATTTATCACTGGTTTGCATTCTTCATCCCCGTCAGCCGTTCCCAGAAGTACGTCAGTGCCACGGACCCCATCGCCCCGCTGATACCAGAAGTAACCAGGATCATGTAAAGGCTAAGCCCGCTTTCAACGCTAATCAGGCCACCAATAAGACCGGTAAAGCCGGACACTGCAATTTGCGCCAGCGCATTGACCCAGCTCCAGGCGGCTTTGTTCTGCTTAACGTCAATAAGGTATCGGACCAGGCCGCCCCAGCATGACAGAGCAAGGACAATCAACCATGACACTCCGGCAATGCTTTCTTTATCTTGCATACGTTTAGCCATATCACCTCCGAAAGAACGGGGTGCTGTTTGTGTAGAGTGGAAGGATGCCAGGAAACAACGACCGGACATCGCAAATAAAAAAGCCAGCGACAGGCTGGCAATGTGAGGGTAAGGCAATGTCGGCTCTCTGGCCGAAGGGTCCCAGGTAGTGGGTTTGGGTGTGGTGACCGGTGCTGCTATCCGGCATTCATGGCTATCGCTTTACGACGCCATCAGGACATTCACCACAACGGGGATCGCTTTGCCGCGCCAGGGAAATGTACCTGGTCTCACCGGGATGCCGTCACATACTCAAAGCGATTTCCGTTATGCAGAAATGAAAAAGCCACCGGCGTTAACCAGTGGCTCTAAATTATTGGTGATGGCTCAAGTCGCGTTTTTGCTGTCGCCACACAATTCAGCTTTTGGGCTTTCGATGTCCCCGATTCATGAGCGCTGTCATCTTGCACTTCATCACCGCGCTCTTTCGCCTTTGACGTCCGAGCATATACTGAATTATGCACTTTCATTTCGCCAAATCAACACTTTCAGATAAATATTTTCTAATTAAGTGGCCTGAAGTTCGTTTTCTTTCTCCATCTCACGTTGTAAGGCATAAAAGAGTTCTGATTCAAAAACCTTCTCGCACCACACGACCCGGCGGCGGCACTGCTGCACATCCACGCCGGTTACTCTGCTCATTGCCTGAGCGATATGTTGAGTGCAGTTGCGCTCACAATAACGTTTAATTGCATAATCGCGGACTGGGCTTTCCCGGTGAAACAGCTTAACCATCACTTTTTCTACGAATGCGGCATCATCTGATTCTTTGGCGAGAGCGATGATGTTGCTGGCTGATGACTGAGGGATAACCAGTTCGCGAGCTTTTTTATAAAGCGCCTCACCTCTCAGCGCCCCTCCTTCATCGCTATAAAGCCAGTTGACCATCCTCTCGATGTGTCCACCCATATCAGGACTCCATTGGCTGCGGATCATCAATCGGCCAATGACGTTAATGGCACCGGCAGGAGAATCATCGCCACGGTTAATGCGACCCCACACAGTCAGCATGTACTGCACCCATGCCCGTTGCTTTGGGGTTATGGTCTTTTTGGGATGCTTCCAGACACGGCGGAAGTGAGCGTCATCGACAAAGTTGACCATGGAGTAAATTGGTGTGAGCTTTCTCATGCTGCTTCCTTCTTAGGTTGTTTGGTCTGGCTGTGCTTTGCTACTGGCGGTAGGCTGGCGCGCTTAACGCTTTCTGCCTGGTACCGGGTTATCTCGTCTCTGGTCACGGCGCGCACTCTCCGATGATGATCTGCCCCTTCTCTCCCCAGACCTTTGTGATGCGGCAATCCCAGATGTGAGCATCATCCTCATAAAGCGCATCCATCAGGGCCTTCAGCATGTTGTCGCAGTCTGGCTTGGCCTGGTGGGGCTTCCCGGCGAACTCCGCTCGTTTCTTCTTACTCCAGCTTGGTGGCATTGGTAGGACGAATGTCACATGTGATCCTGATTCATGCATGGTCAGCTTGCGCAGGCGGACCTCATCGCAAAAAGCGCGATAACGCATTACAGGTGGGCGCTGCTTCCACTTATCCGCGCGGGTCATGCGAGGCTTTCCGATTGGTGTTATGTCGTAGATTTTCATGCGGGCACCACCAAGCCACGACGGGCAATCTGGATAACGGTCAGTACAATGGCGCGGTCCATTAACTGGCGGCGTTCGTCACGGCTCAATCCATTTCCGTTATCGATCTCTGAATGACAGGTGATGCAGATAGCAGCGGTGGCGAGGCGGTGTAAAGCGGCGTTACTTCTCGCAGCGGGTCGGCATAAGCATTGCCACTATCGAAGCTGACGTTGTTTTTTGCGCCGCCGCCTGACAGCAGCCACGCCACAGGCTCCGCTTCGAGCGATGCCAGCGCGATACGCGCATTATTAATCAGGAGGCTATCAGCAGGAGATAAAACAACATGAGCGTTACCCTCCGCATCAATTTCAGAATTCGTAATTTTTCTGAACAGCTTTGCCAGTTCTCTGGTAATAGTGCTCATGGGCGAATCTCCGTCCTGCCACCAAGTAAGCGGATTGCCACTCGTTCCCGGAAGGTAAGCGGTCGATGGTGTCCGCGGGCATTAACAATTTCAGGCTTTCCATTAGGCGGATAATTGACCCTGACCGATTGACCATCTAGCGCGTGAGAAGCCTCGAGTAGTGCTGACTTTAAGTGCGCAGGGCACTCTTTCTGCACCCGCTCGCCGTCTGAAATGACACCTGCAATCCCCTGAAGCATGCTGGCTAAATTGCTGAGATAATTTTTCACATTCACTCTCCTTTACCGGTTCCATAGGAAGATAAGCACTCTTCAAATCCAGCCTGATTATCCGTTTGACCTAAACTGAAGCCATGCTGAAGACCATGACGAAATGCGCTATCTTGCAATTTATCTGCGCTATCGAGCTTCGCCTCCAGCTCAGCAATCCTCTTGTCTTTGGCTTCCAGCTCATCTAGCAGTGCCAGCACGGTGGCTGGGTTGGCTGCGGCGATATATCTCAAAACGTTTTCAGACTGTTTCACTCCCCCTGCGGCTTTATTCAGACAGTAGATAGCCTCTGCTCCGCCTACTGTGATATATCCCCGCCCTGGGGCGCTGAGGTCGCTGGTGTAGACGTACTCCCAGTCATTTTGTCCTGCACGTTCAGCCGCTTCACGTAATGCGCGTTTGTCGATGTTGCTCATTTGGCGGCCTCCTTGCGAATCTGCTCCCTGAACAAGCGGGCTGAGACGATGATGTCTCTGATGCGTACTGATTTTTCGTCGAACTGCTCACCACCGTTTTTAATATGCGCATCCAGTTCTGCACTGCGATGCTGGATGAAAGCGTTGAGGCCCTGCGCACGCACTTCAGCCAGGAAAGCATCTGTAGCAGGGGTTGGTTCTTGTGGTGACACAGCAACGCGAATGGTTTCAAGTGCCGGGTCTGTTTCCACTGTCGGAACCTGGATATAACCCAGCTGCACCCCATTCATGATGAACGTGCGACGGTCTTCACACACCGACTTCAGCCCCGCATTCTCCGCAGCCAGCGCCGCGCATCTGGCTTCACCTTCAGCCACGCCAGCCTGGTACGCTTCGAACATGTGCCGCGTCATCTCGTACACAAAGCTTCTGTCGTCTTCCATCGCTGGCGAGCAGCCGTTGTTGTTCTTGGTAAACCACTCGATAAATTTCTGTTTCATACCCCTACCCTCCACCAAACCATCAATACTCGCTTCATCGCCGCGCTGTTGCGGCACTCCTGAAATATTCCGTTGGTGCAGCTGCGCGCGGTGCCGTCCTGCTCTTCCGGCGTCGCCAGGCGATAAGTCACCGTTCGCCAGAGCTTGCTCACGCGGACAATCTTGCGGGCCCGCTCCAGATCGATAGCGTTCTTCGTGATGCAGTTGATGGTCATGCCGCACTCTGTGGCCACATCCTTCGCGGTGAAGGTCCGGTGCGTTTCGAGATAACGCAGAATTGCCTGTTTGCCTTTCATCGAATAAGCCCCCGCTCAACGCCCCTGCGATACTCTTCCCACAACCATTGCGCCGGAGTAAGCGCGCCCAGTGATGCGGCATTTGGCATGCAGCCAAAGCTTTTCCCTTCCGGGTGATAGCCTGTTCTGCGGCTCTCGTGAGTCGTTGGGATCACCTCTTCGTGATATTCGAGCGCGACTACCGGGGCAGGAATTTGCTCACCTGATGCCACCTTCAAAGCCCATTCTTCAAGCTTTTTAGCTGCGTACTTTTCGGTCTCGACTTCGCTGAGCTGGCGCTGGTACATTGCCCGGCGGGTGTCGGTCACCACCCAATACATGACCGGGTGCGTCCATGGGAAATTTTCAGCCCCACCAACATGAACGCCCTTCTCGCGGCTGTAGCGGTGAAACTCGTTCATCACATCCACAATACCCACGCCCAGCACTGAGTTGCTGTCTTTGCACCACTTGATGAACTGCCCCGGAGACGGCCAGAACGGGGATGCGCTTGCCCTGGCATGGCGAACGCCAGCCGACAGCTGCTCTCTGGTTCGGATGCCGTTTTCGGAGAATGCTGCGATCCACTGGCGTTTCGCGGTCTTCTCGTCAGCGTCGGTTTTGAGATTGGTCTGAGATGCCGCCGGGAATATCTGTTTCAGCTGGCGAAAGAGCGAGTCGACAAGGTTCTCGGCCTCGATGTTGATAACGTTTTTGGGGTCGTAACTACCGGACATCCGGGCAAACGCCTCGCCGTCACGGTTCTGAATTGCTGCCATCAGTTGCATTGTCACAGGAAGTCCTCCCAGCCTTCACGGCTATTCCAGTGCGGGGTTTCTGGCTCACTGCGGCTGCGCTTTGATGCCAGGGGGTTAACGCGGGCGTTTCGGATCCAGACACGGAAGGCTGAATTCCAGTCAATCAGGGTTGTGCCTCGCGCTGTGTGGTAGTCACGGAAGTTCAGAAGCTCGGTTTCGATGCTGACCCCCTTCTCGGCGGCCATGGCGATATGCTCAGCAGAAGGTTTGAATTGAGCCGGGAAAGGAATTCCGCTGCCAGTCGGCAGGCCCATTCTTGTCTTCGCTGCGTCGCTCACAAAACCATCGCCCCCAGAGAGAGTTGGTTCTATGTTGGGTTCAATGACTGATTCTGTATCCCAATTTTGGGATCGTTTCGTGTCCAAATTTGGGCTTGTTTCGTGTCCAAATTTGGTATCGTTACCGTTTTTGGTACTGTTCCGTTTTTGGGCTTCTTTAACCTCGATATTGAGACGCAAAACGCGAACCTGTTTTGTCTTACCTTTACGCTCTCCGGTGTCGGTAATCAGTCCATCGTCAATCATCTGCCCGACCCACTTCCCGATGGTCTTCCTGTCCATGCCGGTGTCTTTAACGAGGCGCTGTATGCTCGGGTAGCAGCAGTGCGATTCGTCAGCGCGGTCTGCCAGAGAGAGCATCAGAAGTTTTTGTGATGCTTTTAGTTCAAGGCCCCACGCCCAGTCCGTTGCTGCTCTGCTCATGCCGCCTTGTCTCCGATTTGATGTGCCGCCCACAGTCCGGCGATCCACTGGATGCCCTTGGGCGTGAATTTGTTTTGGGTGAAGGCGTGGCCGTTATTCTGGTTCTCGCCTGTTTTCACAGTGAAACGCCCAGCATCAATATGCTGCGCATACGGCGTTAGCTTGCCTGCAAGCAGGTACATGATTTCACTTTCGAGCAGGAACTGACGGAAGGCGTTTTCTTTGATGTGGAGTAATTTGCAGGTCTCGCGGAAGCCGAGAGATCCAGATGCATTGACGTAGCTATCCACGAATTGTGCTTTCGGGGCGGCAATGGCTAACTGACTCTCTAACTGAATTTTCTCTTCAGCTAAATCAGCTGCAAGTCTCAACGCCTCAGGCAGCGTTTGAGGCAATAATGGAGGCTCCTTTTCCTTTAGTTTTGTGAGGACAGTTCGGCGAACCGCCTTCGACTCCCTCATGCCAATCAATACTGCCTGGTCGTTGGATACCACAAGGTTTTCTGATTTTGTGCCGTTTGAATTTTGAACTACGAAAGTTTCGTAGTGCTCCCCTTCAAGCTCATCCTTGACCCGAGGGATAAAATCATTGTTACGAACTGGCTTTTCTCCATGCTCTAATCGGGCCTGATTGATAATGGAAAGAAGCTCATCAGTGCCAATTTTGGCATTGTTGCCTGAGATCATAATTCCTGGCATAATTCACCTCTGAGTTATTAGAAGTTCATATTCATCTGGTCATAACGCTCGGTTGCCGCCGGGCGTTTTTTATTGGTGAGAATCTCTGCAACCTGCTTTGCCAGCCGCGCCATATCGTCATCAACGACACCCCACTCCAGAACTGCCAATAGCATTGCCATCTTCGGCAGCCACGTTTCTTTCCAGCGTGTTATCTGTGCCTTATCGACGCCGATCTCTTTAGCTACGTTGTTGCCACCTTTCATGGCGATTTGGTTAAGCAACCAGGACAAAATGCGCTGGGCATTGGCCTTGTTGCGATTAATTGAGTTTTCCATATGTGATAATTCCTTTGGTGTGAAATAGTTAATTGATAAATGTTTGTTCTTTTTATCGTGCACCATTGACAGTCATCCATGACCACGCCGGGCACCCGACCATATACCGGGCCGTTCGGTACTAAAAGTACATTTTTATTACATGACTAATTTCTGCTTACCGATACGGCGAATCTGTGCTGCTGAATACTTGCCGCCTGATGCTTTGGCGATCTTGTCCGCGTACTCGGTTTCTCCTGTAAACTCGGTACGCGGCAGAGAACCACGCTCAATCCATTTGTAAATGGCCTTGGGCGTAAGTCCGCAAACCTCAGCCACAACAGACACACGAACGGATTTAATGACGTGTCCAAACGTAACTTCGTTCATTTGCATCTCCAGTGGTGAACTTGTAGTTCATATTATGACGGAACTGATAGTACAGTCAAGTACAGATATAGTTGAACTGATGGTTCAACAAAATGAGCGTGAAAAATTCTCGCTAAGGCTTGCGCTGGCCTGTGATAAGGCGGGACTTCCACAACATGGCAGGCAGGCTGATCTAGCTGCTAGAATGAAACTCACACCGAAGGCCGTAAGTAAGTGGTTTAATGGCGAATCGGTTCCAAGAAAGGAGAAGATGGAGTTGCTAGCATCGGTGCTGGGGACTACAGCTGCTTACCTTCATGGGTACGCTACAGAGGACGGTATCACACCTAACCACGCCTCTAAGGTGTCCGACTCTTATCGAGTGGACGTATTAGATGTTCAAGCGAGTGCTGGGCCGGGGACTATGATTTCCAATGAATTCATTGAGAAGGTCAGGGCTATTGAGTACACAACTGAGCACGCCAGAACTTTATTTAATGGCAGGCCTCAAGACCATATAAAAGTCATCACTGTTAGTGGCGACAGCATGGAGGGGACTATCAATCCTGGTGACGAGATCTTCGTTGATGTGTCCGTTAACCATTTTGATGCTGACGGAATTTATGTTTTCGTCTATGGCAGAACCCTTCATGTAAAACGCCTGCAGATGCAGAAAGACAAGCTAGTTGTCATATCTGACAATCCGATATACGAGCGCTGGCATATTGAAGAAGCTGACGAAGACCAGCTTCACGTGGTAGCCAAGGTCTTGCTTCGTCAGTCGATAGATTATCGTCGGTTCGGATAAAAATAAATTACCTTAAAGTTCATTATGTTATGACAAAATGGACTTTTTTTACCTAAAATATGTACTATTGGTACTTTACATGAATGAACTTTCAGTACATTATAAGCCCATCGAAACAACACAGCGTTTCGGTCAGTCGAACGGCGCGACAGTAAACCATGCGTCGGACCATAGGCGGGCTCAGGAAGAGCGGCAATTATGGCAAAGCGATTTACCAACAGCTCTTTGCGAGGGGCTGACGGTAAACAATCAGAGGGGTGTGTATGTCAGATAAAAAAACGGCGCCACTACTGCTTAACGTAGACGCCAGCGAGGTGCTTACTCAGACTGGGGAGCTTTTAAAGCTACTTGAACTTCCAGCCAGTTCCTTTGAGGGAATTCCTGAGCATGTCGTCGATCTGTTTTTTGACCGTGTCCGTGGCCTGATTGACAACATCGTCCTTAGTGATTTCTCGACCACAGTCAGCACAACTGACGCCGGTGAAATTTGTCTCAAAGTCAAAATCATCGGGCTGGTTGAACATCTCACTTCCGCAGTCAGGGCACACGGTCCGCATGGTTTGCATGAATATATCCTTTCTACTGTTGGGGAGATTAAAGAGTAAGCGATTTCTTGCTGTTGGGGAATAGCGGGAAAGCGCGCGCCGGGCGCGGATAAATACCCCGGCACTCATTCAGGTTGAGGCTGCCAGGTAGGCGGCCTTTTTCATACCTGGAGTCATTTACGAGTGACTCAAGTTATGACAACCGGCGGCCATACACCGCCCATTAGCGCAGAAGTCTTTGTTAACGTTCAGCGGCGCGGCTTAAGCGCGGAGATGATTATGAAAATTCAGGCAGGCGGACCAGCATTCCCATACGTACTTGTTAACAATTCCAGCGAGACAATGAACACATTCGGCATTGAGTTGGCTCCTGGTAAGACAGCTAACTTTAGTGGCATGACGATGCGAGATTACTTCGCGGCTAAGGCCATGCAGGGTCGATTAGCGAATCCTGACTGGTTGTGTAGCGATGACCGCACAGCAACCGAAGCGTACCAGATAGCTGACGCAATGCTTCGCGCCCGGGGGGCATCATGAGCAACCCAATCACAGTAGGTTTTTCAGGCCTGACGAAGCGAATTTTCGCGGGTCGGTCAAAGCCAAGCAAATTGGCGCCCGGCGTTCGTGAGTTCACTGGTGAGAAATTTGATGTAACAGACGAGGCGCTATTTGCAGTGGCCCATCTTCTCGCGGTTCGTGATGACATCCTGATATTCCCGACAGCTGATGGGAAAGAGATTCACCTCCGCGCCGACTTCAAAGAAAAGCTGGAGGCATCATGAAAGTCACCCACAACGGCAAGCAGTACACCGCCAAAAAGCTCAACGATAACGAGTGGCAGCTGACGTCGGTATCTGCACCGCGTGAAAAGTTGGTACTTAACCGCTGGCAGATGCATATGGCTGGCCTCCTGGTACAGGTTGAGGTGAAGGTATGAGCATCCCCTCTCACTATCGACAAAAAAACGTGAATAAAAACCGCCGATCAAAGCTTAAAGAAAGATTGAAGAGTCTGATAGATAAATCAGATGCAAGCAACGGCAATAAGGTTTTCCTGAAACAAAACATAGCTTCATTAATGCAAGAGTATGCAGAGCTATGGGAATGCAGAAACGGCAATGGAGAGAGCTCATGAACGGAATGCATTACGGCACCACCCCGCTCATTCGCCAGTGCGTCACTCCAGGTATGATGGCAATGCATGAAGGCCGCACCTATCGCGTCTCAGCAGTCATTCAGGAGCGCAAATGGGTGTATCTGCACACCGATGCAGAAATCATCCGACTCAGTGACTGCGTGATTGACGTCCTTCTGGACGGTCACGGCAACCCTATCCAGCACTAACCCCCATATTCAACCGATCGGCCTGGCCTAACCGGGAGGCATTGCCATGCTTTCAATTCAGAGGTTAAAGGAATTGTTTCACTACGATGCAGAGACAGGAATCTTCACCAGGCTCAAAACAGCCGGTGGAATGGTTTCTGGAACTATAGCCGGATCATTAAATCCCTTTGGCTATCTTCGTATCTCAATCGACCACGAAAGATATTTGTGCCACCGGCTTGCATGGTTTTATTCCTATGGTTCATGGCCCGAGCACGAAATAGACCACATAAACGGCATCAGAACTGATAACCGGTTATGCAACCTCAGAGACGTTCCTCACTGGATTAATCAACTCAATAAGCTCTCTCCAAAAAATAACACAAGCGGCGTAAAAGGCGTTTATTGGAACAAGAAAGATAAACGCTGGCATGCGCGCTGCTCTATAGACGGCAAAAAACACCACCTTGGAAATTTCACCGACCTTAATGAGGCCAGGGCCGTTGTCGTTGCAGCAAGAGAGCGCATGCACGGCAAACATGCCGTTCATGAAGAAAGAAAACCGGAGAATTTATGAACGCATACCTCACTTACGACCGCATCGAAGATCGGCGGTGGGTTGAGCAGCAGCTCACCGACGAGAAAGAGAAGTGGATCGACGACAGAGCGAAAGAACTGATCGCCATGTTCCCGAAATATGCTTTGCAAATGAGTAGCCTGTTTCTCCCAAAAGAAGCGCAAATGGCACTAGTCGGTGAAAAGGCAGAGGAAGCCTATAACGACTATGTCACACGCATCTGTTACGACCGCGCCGAAGAAGAGTGGGATCGCCTTCATCCAATCTGCCCATTTTAAGGAGGGACTATGAGCTTAACCCTTGTTGATTTCGTCAAACAACAGGAGCCGCTTTTCATTAAGGCGGCCACTGACGAGCGGATGGTGTGGGCGAAGGAAAGTCAGTTCGCCATCCAGCTATTTCAGAACAACGACTACCTCGCGAAAGTTGCATTCCAGAACCAGACCAGCACACAGAACGCGATCATCAACGTTGCGGCTATCGGTATTTCGCTAAACCCAGCTCAGAAGCTGGCTTACCTGGTTCCGCGTAAAGGGGCTATTTGCCTCGACATCAGTTACATGGGCCTGATGCATATCGCGCAGCAGTCTGGCGCCATTAAGTGGTGCCAGTCGGCTATTGTTCGAAGAAACGACCAGTTCCGCCGGGAAGGGCTCGATAAGCCGCCGATCCATATCTACAACGATTTTGATACCGAAGAGCAGCGCGGAGACATCGTAGGGGCGTATGTAACTGTAAAAACTGACGATGGTGATTACCTCACTCATACGATGCGCATCGATGCCATCTACTCCATCCGTGACCGGTCTGAAGCGTGGAAGAAGTTCAAATCTGACAACAGCAAGAAGTGTCCCTGGGTCACCGATGAAGAGCAGATGATCCTCAAGACGGTCGTGAAGCAGGCAGCAAAATACTGGCCTCGACGTGAGCGCCTGGACGCCGCCATCGACCATGTTAATACCGAGGGTGAGGAAGGTATCAACTTCTCAGCAGAACGCCAGCCAGAACGCGATGTAACCCCAGCAGGGGACGAAATTATCAAGGAGATTAACGACGTCCTTATCGCAATGGATAAGACATGGGAAGAAAACCTGCTCCCAGTCTGTTCGCAAATTTTCCGTCGTGATATTCGCGATTCATCCGAGCTTACCCAAGCCGAGGCAGTTAAGGCCCTAGGCTTCCTCAAGAAGAAGGCGGCAGCATGAACGCCAATTCGCTTATGCCCGGTGAAAAATATGGGCACTTAACCGTCAAAGAATACTCGCACATGCTGAGAGGTAGAAGGATGTATCTATGCCTTTGTGTGTGCGGTAATTCCTGCTATAGAGCCGCAAATCAGCTTAAAAACAATTCAATAAGCAGCTGCGGATGCATGACAGGAAAAAACGCTACTCACGGCCAGCGCAATACCCGCGTTTACAGGATTTGGAGCGGAATGAAAAACCGCTGCACGAACCCGAACAACAAAGACTTCGAAAAATACAGTAAGCGCGGCATCTGCGAAAGGTGGCTGACGTTCGAGCTATTTCTTGAAGATATGGGGCCACCTCCTACGCCTAAGCATCAGCTAGATCGGAAGAACAATGAAGGCCCGTATTCAAAAGACAATTGCAGATGGGCAACGGTTACCAAACAGGCGGAAAACAGAAGCACATCGTTTTACTGGTTTGTTGATGGGTTGCGTTTTGAAAGCGCCGGAGCCGCGGCGAATCATTTTGGCGTGAAATCAGCAACCATCCACAAATGGTGTCACGGCTACAACAATAGAGGCATAAACATCCCGCCAAGAGCCAACTGCCGTAAGGAGAGGAAATATGGATAACACGTGGCTCATTAAATTTGAGCAAATATTTGGGCCAATTGCACAAATTGAGCAAGGCAGCGAGACATGGGCAAGGGCGAGACTCGGAGTTATTACTGCCTCTGACGCTCACAACGTCATTTCCAAGCCTCGATCTGGCACCAAATGGACAGACATGAAAATGTCCTACTTCCACACGCTGCTCGCCGAGGTATGCACCGGCGTGGCGCCAGAGGTTAACGCCAAGGCTCTCGCTTGGGGCAAGCAGTACGAGGAAGACGCCCGCACTCTCTTCGAGTTCACCACCGACGTGAAAGTCACGGAGTCTCCGATCCTGTTCCGTGACGAGAGCATGCGCACCGCGTGCTCCCCTGACGGCCTTTGCAGTAATAATTTCGGCCTCGAACTGAAATGCCCGTTCACCTCCCGAGACTTCATGAAATTCCGCCTTGGCGGTTTCGAAGCCATCAAGTCCGCGTACATGGCCCAGGTGCAGTACAGCATGTGGGTGACCGGGAAAGACGCCTGGTTTTTTGCCAACTACGACCCGCGCATGAAACGCGAAGGTATTCACCACGTCGTCGTTGAGCGGGATCCGCAGTACATGTCCGATTTCAACGAAATGGTGCCGGAGTTTATTGAGAAGATGGACGAGGCGCTGGCGGAGATCGGATTCACGTTCGGGGAACAGTGGAGATAGTCATGGGCGCCAATCACTGGCAGCCGTGGGAAAACCTGTTCCTGCATGAAGTTGCAGGACAGATGCCCATCTCATTGATTGCCAAAAAACTGGAAAGAACAGAGCGCGCCGTTTACACCCAGGCGGCTCGCCTCGATGTGAAATTCCCAGCCAGTACGAACTTCAGGAGGTGGACCAAAGCAGAGCTGTTTCTGTTTGGCCGATTCACTCCCGAAGAAATCGCCGCGGCCACCGGCCGCTCTATCCACTCCGTGCGCAGCAAGCGCAACTCACTTGCCCGATCGGCAGGGGGAAAAGTCATGCCTGAATGGACTACCGAAGAGCTGGCGCTGCTGTGGCGGCACTCAAACTCTGAAGTCGCAGCGATTACCGGCCGCAGCATCGATGAGGTCGGAGATAAGCGGCTGCAAACCAATATTGAGCGTAATGGCTGGGATGTTAGCGATCCGGAGCGGGAGGATGCATGACCGGAAAATACTCTCTTATCTATGCTGATCCTCCGTGGGCTTACGGCAACACAATCAGCAACGGCGCCGCTGCCGATCACTACTCCACCATGAAACTCATCGACATCAAGCGCCTGCCAGTGTGGGAACTTGCCGCCGAAAACGCGGCGCTGGCGATGTGGTACACCGGGACGCATAACCAGGAGGCTATCGAACTGGCCGAGGCGTGGGGTTTTACCGTTCGCACTATGAAGGGCTTTACCTGGGTGAAGCTGAATCAGAACGCCGAGCTGCGCATCAACAAGGCGCTGGCCGAGGGTGAAGTCACCGACTTTTACGACTTCCTCGATCTGCTTAACGCCGAGACGCGCATGAATGGAGGCAACCACACCCGGGCCAATACAGAAGACCTGTTGATTGCCACCCGCGGCGCCGGGCTGGAGCGAAAGCACGCCGGGATTAAGCAGGTGGTCTACAGCCCGCTGGGCGCTCACAGCGAAAAGCCGTGGGAAGTGCGTCATCGGCTGGAGTTGCTGTACGGCGATGTGCCACGCATTGAGTTATTCAGCCGCTGCGCGGCGCCGGGCTGGGATCACTGGGGAAATCAGTGCGACACCGCCGCGGTTGAATTGCTGCCCGGCTGCGCCATCGATGTTGTGAAAACGGAGGCCGCATGACGCCAGCAAATGAAAACGCCGTCCGCGCCGCCTGCCGCCGCTGCACCGAGGAAATCCAGCAGGCCATGCGCAAGAAGCCAAAGCCTAACTGGAACGAAACGGTGCCACCCATCATCAACAAGCATCACAAGAAAATTGAAGCTCTGGGAGTTAGCCTCCTGGAGTTCGTCGTATACACAGGCAGGCTTAATCGCCGCTTCGGAGTGGAATCGTGAAAGTTTATATTGCCGGGCCCATGAGCGGCCTACCTAATTTTAACCGCGCCGCTTTTAACCATGCGCATTTTCATCTCTGGTCAAAAGGCCATATTGTTCTGAATCCCGCCCGTCTACCAGATGGATTAACCCAGGCCGAGTACATGGACATCTGCCTGGCAATGCTTCGCTGTGCTGATGCTATCTACATGCTTGAAGGCTGGGAGCACTCCGCTGGTGCCCGAGCGGAGAATGCCCTGGCCGAGAAGCTGGAAATGGAAATTATCTTCCAGGAAGAGGATCGCGCCGCATGAACAGAGTCTCTCCAGTTGATTTGAGGAAGAGCCTCGAAATTGCCAATAACCTCGCGCAAATCGGGATTCGCTTTGTGCCGATCCCGGTGGCGACAGAGGAAGAATTCCAGACGCTGGCCGCCGAGCTATCGCGACGGCTTGAGCAGATGGCGGTCGAAGCCGAAAAGAATGAAGGCGGCGCAGCATGAAAGCACTAATCCCCAGGTCGCTATCGCGGCCTTTTTTATTGCTGGCATTCACCTTCAACCGAATTAACCGACAGTTCCGGGAGCATCCATGAAACGAACATCCATCGCATTAGCTGTCATGTCCGGGGCCTTGGTGCCGCCATCGTCGACTATATCTCCCTTCTCAATAAGCTTGAATGACGCCACTGAAAACAAAATTTAATCACCCAGCCCATCAGGGCTTTTTTTACGCCCGGAGATCAACGAATGCGAGTAGATAATGAAGTTTTGAACGTACTGAGCGCGGCAGAGTGTAATGGCCCGCAACTCTTCCTTACCGGTCAGCTTGATCGTAACCTCTACACCAGAACAAATAAAGTTTTGGAGGCCGCTGGAGGGAAATGGAATCGCAAAGCCAAAGCGCACATTTTTGATACCGATGCCTCAGATCGCATCGAGCAAATTATTCTCACCGGTGACGTCGTTGTACCAAAGGATGATTTTGAGTTCTTCCCGACCCCGCCAGCTGTAGCCGAACGAGTAATAGAATTGGCAGATATTCAAAACGGCATGCGAGTTCTTGAGCCAAGTGCTGGTAAGGGAGCCTTAGCGCTGGCCGCTCAACAATCAGCTTTGGACGTTAAAGTCGATATGTTCGAACTGATGCCAGAAAATAATGCTCACCTTCACAGTATGAATATCAAAAACGCGAAAATTGGTGACCCCATAGACTTCCTTTCTGTTGAGCCCATGGCATCTTTCGATCGCATTGTTATGAATCCTCCCTTTGGCCGACAGGCAGATATTAAGCATGTATCTCACGCACTGAAATTCCTTAAACCTGGCGGCCTGTTGGTATCGGTTATGGCTTCGTCTGTGACGTTTCGAAGCAACAAGCTGACAACTGATTTCCGTCAACTCATCGAACAGCGCGGCGGACACATCGAAGAACTGCCAGAAGGTGCATTTAAGTCATCTGGAACGATGGTGAATACCGTCATCGTGGTCATTCCAGGCTGACGCAACTGATAGCCAGTTATGAGCTGGCTATTGGGTGCGAAAGCACTGCCACGTTATCCCCCTTTCAGCCCTCCATTGCGAGGGCATTTTTTTGCCTGGAGAACGCAGTGGAACAATACAGCATCACTCTCAATCAGGCCTGCGCAATGCTGGGCATATCCAGACCAACAGCTGCGAACTGGATCCGCACCGGCAGACTGCAGGCAACCCGCAAAGACCCATCCAAACCAAAATCCCCTTACCTCACTACCCGACAGGCCTGCATTGCGGCGCTCAAGTCACCGCTGCATACTGTCCAGGTGAGCGCGGGCGATGGCATACGAGAGGAATTAATATGTCACTCTTTCGCAGAGGTGAAACCTGGTACGCCAGCTTCACATTGCCGGACGGCAAAAGATTTAAGCAGTCTCTTGGGACAAAGGACAAAAGGCAGGCCACGGAACTCCATGACAAGCTAAAGGCCGAAGCCTGGCGGGTGAGCAAGCTCGGTGAGGTTCCTGACATGATATTTGAGGATGCCTGTGTCAGGTGGCTTGAGGAGAAGGCGCACAAGAAGTCGCTGGATGATGATAAGAGCCGGATCGGATTCTGGCTCCAGCACTTTGCCGGCATGCAACTGAAGGACATCACTGAATCGCGGATCTACGCCGCCATACAGAAGATGACCAACCGAAGGCATGAGGAAAACTGGAAGCTGATGAACGCTGCGCAAACGAAGAAAGGCAAGGAAACGCCTGACTACGTTCCGCGCCCGGCATCGGTGGCGACAAAGGCCACACACCTTTCATTTATCAAGGCGCTTCTCCGTGCGGCAGAACGTGAATGGAAGATGCTGGATAAGGCCCCTATCGTCAAGGTTCCCCAGCCAAAGAATAAGCGTATCCGTTGGCTGGAGCCGCACGAGGCTAAAAGGCTGATTGATGAATGCCCGGAGCCGCTAAAGTCTGTTGTCGAGTTTGCGCTGGCTACAGGACTTCGTCGGTCGAACATCATCAATCTGGAGTGGCAGCAGATTGACATGCAGCGCCGGGTGGCATGGATACACCCGGAGCAGAGCAAATCGAATCAGGCCATTGGCGTGGCACTGAATGATACTGCATGTCGCGTGCTGAAAAGACAAATAGGAAGTCACCACAAATGGGTGTTCGTCTATAAGGAGAGCTGCACTAAGCCGGACGGAACGAAAGCGCCAGCTGTGAGGAAAATGCGGTATGACGCCAACACCGCCTGGCGGGCAGCATTAAAGCGAGCTGGTATTGAGGATTTCAGATTTCACGATCTGAGACACACCTGGGCAAGTTGGTTAGTTCAGGCCGGAGTACCGATATCTGTACTGCAGGAAATGGGCGGGTGGGAGTCTATCGAAATGGTACGCCGGTATGCACACCTGGCACCAAATCATCTGACCGAACATGCCAAGCAAATCGACTCAATTTTTGGCGATTGTGTCCCAAATCTGTCCCATATGGAAAACAAGGAGGGTACGAATAACACGTAACTGATTGAATTTTCTGGTGCCGATAATAGGAGTCGAACCTACGACCTTCGCATTACGAATTAGTAGAATCACATTTAACTAGCTGTTTTATATGCACTTTGCCGCATTCACATTGCGCAACTCAATGGCGTATGATGTAAGAAAGAGGAAGGTGATTTGCCATGTATGACACAAAAATGGCACAAAGCTCTGACTGCAAAATCCGCGCAGGCCTCAAGCATGCATCTGGATGGGTGATTTCTGAACAAATTAGAATCATGTTGACTCACGATCACTTTCCTCCCTTCTGAAAGATGATACTCTTACTCAACAATTAGAATTGATTGCTTTTTAACCGTTTTATGGGCTATGGAATGAAAACACTTAATAACAGTTATCTTTCTCGATTAGATCACTTGAGATTTTTCGCTGCGGCGTTAGTCATAATTTATCATTGTCGTGGTTTTTTGAAATACAACAATGAGCTTTCAGGTCCAATTGATTTTCTCAAATTATGGATTACTGGAGGAAACAGCGGCGTCAGTCTGTTCTTGGTATTATCCGGCTTTCTGTTTTGTATAATATCAAATGCAGGTATTAAAGACATCGCGTATGGAAGTTTTATAAAAAACAGAATCTTACGAATAGCGCCTATGACTGTGTTGCTGTGTTTTATCGCAATCAGCGTTAACCGTGCAAACTCAGACCCGATGGATATACTCCGAATCCTCACACTTCAATTAAATACTGGACACGCCACAACCGGGTGGGGGCAACAATACTACCCAACAGGGCAAATATGGACAATTGCGGTTGAATTTCAATTTTATTTATTATTTCCATTCCTCGCGGTTTTCATGAGAAATGATGGTATCAAAACTCTGCTGGGTATGATTGCCGTCATGCTGATGGTCAAATATTCTCTTGTAACCTTTAAAGGCGCTCCTATTTACGGTATTTTTTACCATACAATCATAGGTAGAATGGATCAGTTTCTCATAGGAATGATTGCCGGTTATCTTTACATTAAAAGAGAGAAAATCAGTTTATTAAGAGCAGCTGCCATTATGCTTGCAGGGTTAGTCGGACTGACCGCTGTACTTTACTTAAACAAAAAAAGCATCCCTGACTTTGTAACCTTTAGCCTTACTATCGAAGCCGCATTCTGGGCAGTGGTAATTTATGCCTATTGTGCTGCTACATTTTCAATGAATCAAAAAGTTGATGCGGCACTAGCCTACCTTGGTGGATTAAGTTTCTCTATGTATCTTCTGCATCTTCCGATTTACTATATCCTACAACGAAAATTAATACCTATGGACCCTAACCCAACAATGCATTTGGTTAAGGTGATTTTGGTAGTAATCCCAGTAACAATTATTGCATCAGCGATAACATATGCGTACGTTGAAAAGCCGTTCCTTAAATTACGTGTTAAGTATACAAAATAGATTATAAGGGGCTAATATGCCCCTTATTTATTTACACTTCTGGCGATTGCGGCCAATCGACATTCGGGGCATTCGAGGTATCTATCGCATCCAGTGCGTCAAGGTAATCAAGCCACGCGTTGTACTGAACCAGTTCGTCACCCTTGAGCCTTCCCAGCGCTGCTTTACCGGGCCACTGTTTACTATTCATGTATGCATTTGCACTGGCAATAAGTTCTTGCTGCTTATCATCAGCTTGCGCAACTTCTTCATCGTGGGTTAATGGGGGAATTTCTCCCCAAGCTGGGTAGTTTTCGCCGCCACATATCCTTACCATTCCCTCAGGGGCTGGACCAGAATATTTTAAGAAATCAGCATCCGATACATTAACACCATCATCAGGCCAAGTCCCTGCATTTTTATACTCCTGAACCAATTCGGAATCATAAAAAAGGTTCAAAGATGGGCTATAGATAAAGTTATTCATATTCAGTATCCAAAGACAAAATAAACTGCCGATTGCAAACGGGTCGGCACGTGTGGATATGGCGCATTCGATATGTCGCGGAATGTCGCGCTTACACCAGTACTGGTCATGGAGTTTGATGTTACGCAGAAGCCACCATTTGAAGAATCCTGACCAGTCATTATCACCCCTACAGCCGTATTAGGGAATGCTATAGGAAACGTCGAACTACCCGCTGTTCCTGAACCACCATTATTAATACCACCAAACTGAATAATAAAAGTTCGTTCAGTAGCCCCCATTGTCATTGGAATTTTTAAATACCCTGGGTTTGCTATATTCCCTGTAATTCCGTTTCTTTTGGCCGCTGTTCCCAAACCGAGGTTTGCGATAAGCGCATTCGTGAATTTTGTCACCAGCCCGGACACATCCCCATTATCCAGAGCATCCACACCAGAGTTCGCAATAAATTGCCCAACCACAGCTGCAATGGTGGAACCTTGGCGCAGTGCTTTATTTACCTGTGCGCTGGCCGCTTTACCCGCTGTAAATCCAGACAGCAATGCCGGAAGCGCTTCCCAGTCAGCCTGGGACATAACATTAGCGTTAGGATCAAGCGCGAACGCTTTAAAGTTATTTGTTGCCATTAGAGTAAAGTCCCCCATGCTCCTACATCGAACCCGCCGATGTATTCGTTATCCATATCAAACCCAAAGAATTTAGAGCCCTCGGAAGGTGTCTCTATCGAAGGCGTTTCAACATCACCGGCCCATACGCCAGCTGCTTTAACGGTGAGATAGCCCTGTTTGATAGCGGCGATCAGTTCGAGAGACACATCCGAAATATCAGTCTCGGGAAAAACCCATACCGATATCGTCATATCCTGGTTGTCGACGATCTGCATCTTCAGGCCAGAGCCAGCAGTTGCAGCGTCCAGAATGGGTGGCAGCGAGTCGTTCCGCCCGTCCCAGTTGTTGATGGCGATTTTCGCCTTCAAAATGATGCGGTAGGTATCATCGCTGAGGGACGTATAACCGGAATCCGGATCATACGGCCCCTGCCAGATGCCCTGGTCATATCCGAGCCCTTCAGTGTCCCAACTGAAATAAACGCCGGTGATCGGTTGGCTGACTATACGACTTCGCCCCATCCAGAGTCCGAGCGTGTCGAGCTGCACACCGACCGCCGTATCGATATCGAAGGCTGTTACAAGCCCTGACATAGTGCTGGATACATCAATCAGCGGGCGGGTGCTCAGATCTATATGGTCAAAAAAGAGTGGCTTGGTAGCGTGGTAGTTAGTTATTAGTTCGGTGTATTTGCTCATGAGGTCACCGTGATACTGATATTCGCGGTGCTACAGGACGCAGAAGCATCATAGGCAATATCAATGTTTGATGCCGATACGCTGCCAGATGACTTACCGATCAGCAGATCGGTAATATCGTAATAGCGCGCATTCCCGCCGCTCACCACGCCAAGGTTTGCCGGGGAATAAATACGGCTCAGCAGAACGTCGTCGCCAATTGTCAGGCCATTAATATAGTCGGCAACAGCCTGTTTGATCTGCTCGCCGATTTGAGATGTATACCCGGTAAAAACTTTCAGGGTAATGGCTACGAAAATTGGCACATCGGTAGAGCGTGAAAAACTGATGACGTGAGGATTACCGTAAGTATCCGGCACTGTGACAGAAGTTGTCCCGTAGGTTGCCGTTCCCTGCCCTTTATTCCCCCTGATGGTCTGGGCTATTTCGGTAACATCCCCACCATCGACGATGGCGGAAATTGAGTGCGGCGGCAGCCCGTTGCTGTCTGTTGTTCCTGTGTCGTTCTCATACAGCTTGTGACGTGTCACGCCAGTGACATTAGCAATTGCGCCGTCGACGCCTTCAAACGGTGTGATCGATGGTAGCGCGACGCTTTGCCCCTGCCGAATGCGCAGCTCTGCGTCAGTTTCGGCTGGTGAACCGACAGTAGCCGCAGCCGGGTTGGTTACCGACACCCAGCCGCGAGTCGGTGTGTTAATGGTGGTGATAGTCCCGGCCATCGCCGCAACCGAACCGCTATTCGCACATGTTGCCGTCACCAGCACAGTACCATCAACGCCGATCGCCACACTCGCTGGAAAATTCCAGATAATGCCGTTTTTATCCCGTGCGGAGCCATTCGTGATAGTCGTGCCCGCCGTACCAGTTAACAGAAGGTCAGCCGTAGAGTTTGTTGCTACTTTTCGCGTGATCCCGTTAATTTTCACATTGCTGCTAAGCGCTGCGGCCTGCGCTGTCGTCGGTGAAAACGAGTTGTAGATCTCGATAGCGGTATTGTTAGTGTCATGCACGGCAAGAGCTACCAGCGCGACCATTTGCCCATCTTTGCTGTCTGGTTCGAGGTAGGCATCACTACCGTAAATCTGCCTGAAATAGCTGGTCAGTGTATCGAGGATTGTCTGGTAATCAGGCGCACTAATCCCCTGGGCGGTTACCGTTGCCGATAGCCCCAGCGTGTCGAGGTTCAAAGCCATTTATGCCTCGCTTGTTACAGTCGTCTGGCCGTAGATTGTGTCAATGGAGGAAGTGAAGGTGACGCGGCGGCTGGTGCCGTCATAATTGGTATCGAAGGAAAGAATCGACAGAACGCCCGGCGTGTCCTGTATGCGTTCGCGTATAGCCAGGATGTAGACGTCTGATCGCTGTTTCCCAAGCACTGACTGAACATACGGCGTGCCTTCCGTCAGATCGAGAAACCACTGACCGCGCCACAGCTCGAAACGGGTTTTTACGGCCTGGGCGACACATTCCGGACTGTCGATAAGGAAGGTGTCGTCACCCTGCCCGAAAGTGTAATCGCCGTCAGCATCTTCACGACGGTATCGCATAGATTAACCTCCCAGCGGCTTAGTATTGCTTCCGCCGCTCTCAACGCCGCCATGGGTATGCTTATCCACGATAGAACCGTCCACCAGCTGCAAGCGACCGTCAGGCAGGATTTTGAGCCCGTTAAGGTTGAATCCGCCCGGTGCAGTGCCATTTATTGCCCCGCTGGATGGGTTAAGGCTTAACTTTGTGACGCCGTCATCGCTGCGCAGCTCTACCGAGCTGGTACTTATACCGCTGATTTTCTGCGCTTGCGACTGTGGGCCAACGATGGCGAACGCATCAGATAAGTCATGTTGGCGCGGGTCGACGGTCTCCTGCACGCCGCCGCTCTGCCACCAGAAATCGATGCAACGGTCGGCAAAGATCAACAGGCACTCGTCGCCTTCTTTAACGGGAAAGGTCAGCGTGCAACCGCCGCCGCGCGGGAAGATAACCGGCACATCCACCAGCGGTTTTAATTCGGTGGAGCCATCGCCAACAATACCGCGAAGCGCCACCTCTACTGTGCAGGTAACAGTGTCAGGATCGAACGACTGAATGATGCCTGGCATCGCTACACGCATCTGGGTAGACACCGAATCGGCAATGGCCTGCGCGGTCTGCTGCTCACCGCCGATCTGTGATTGAGTTGGAATTGGCATAAAAACCCCATAAAAAAACCCGCCGAAGCGGGTTTGTTTTTAAAAGATATACCAGCCATCAGGACTTGTAATAAGTTGCCTTATAAATCCTTTTTCGTTTGCACTATTTAGTATCGATTTGACACGTTCAAGCGGCTGCGCAAGATAAACTAACTTTGCATTTTCGAAAGTTGGAAAATTTTCTTTTGGGAAAACGCCATATAGTCCTACCTTGCCATAATCTTCATGATCAACGCGATAAAATACGGACCAATAATTTTGTTCTTCTGGCGTGTCATAAATTTCGACTTCAATCGTAAATTCTTTCCCATCAGGTGATGTGTGATGGACAGTTCTTTTTTGGGACGGCATCCTGCTAAACGTTGTCATAACTCACCTTGTCATTTAACTTTTACACAATCATAAGTAGCATACTGGCGCGGAGCGTCCATGCTGGCTTGCAACCACTGTGCGTTGAGAATGGCTTTGCCGTTACGCTTGATGTATTCGAGCCCTACCCACCGGCCAGGCTGGTCAGTAGCCATGCGCCATTCCATCTTAATGTTCTCGTAGTCTTCTTTTTGCTTAAGGAACGTTACCTTCTGACTTTCAGGCTTCGCACCGTTAATGCGTGCCCATCCATCATTTGTTGGGCTCGTGCCCAAGTGGAAAGGCCCACACTGGGAATCAGCATGAGCCACGCCCGCCAAGGCTAAAGAGCTGCAAGCAATCATCAGGATGAGTTTTTTCATTTTTTAAAACGTCCGGTTAAGTGATGCGTTACTCTGCAAGTCGCGGCTGCCACGCGCGAAGCACATCAAATCCATATACCACGCCTGACCTCTGGTGTCGCCAGTATAGTCGATAGCTTTGACGATATAAACGCCATCCGTCGCAATGCTGGCAGCCTGTGACGTCGTACCGGTCAGCACACGGTTGCCGTTCTCTTCTGTTTCGGTGATACGCCCGGGCGACTGTGCGATTTCGCTATTGCCGAGCGTGGCGCGGTACACCGAAGCCTGATCGAGCTGGATAAGGCCATTGATGCGAATGTTGGGGTTTATCAGGCACCGCACGTTTACGCCGCCGCCCATCGTCTGTTGCGGCATACCGATCAGGCCAGTATTGGCATTTAACACAATGGCCTCGTGAATATATTTATCCTCCGGCACCATCTGGACCTGACCATCCACCAGCTGCCATGTCGCTTTGCACTGCGCAGCAATATTATCCATCACGTTGCGGGTGGATGAGTAAATCGCGCGGCCACGTGGGAATACGGTATCAGGGAAATCTCCAGTAATGCCCTGCGTCACGCCGAACGCGTTAAAATCCTGCATCGTCGCCCGGTGCAGATCCGCAACGGTATAACCAGCTGCAAGCGTGGTGATGGTGGTCGCATAGAGGAACGCTTCGTGATCACCAATGGCCTGAATCAACACCCATGAATCGGTAATGTTGTCCTTACCGGTGACGGTGAAGCGAATATCACCGTCAAAAATCAGGCCGTAGTTCTGACCGTTCACCTGCCCTATCTGGTCTGGTGAAATCTCACGGGCGACACCGACCTGGCTCGCATCAACATCCGGCGCTATACCGTCATATCCGGCAATGATGCGAATTTTGGCAAACTCCTGCCCCAGTATCTTGTTCGTGGTATCGGTCGAAAGGTTGTAAATTTTCACGTTTGCCACGCGCGGCCAGCGTGTGTCTGCCCACTCGATCTGGAACGTGACCTTAAAGTCAGACAGGGAAACTCCCTGCCCGTTCTGGTCCAACAGCTGCAACTCAAAATGGCGCATCCAGTTAAGAGACATTTCTACTCCTGTACGAAAATGAGGTGGCTGTATGTGCCGAGGTTGGTTTTGGTGGGCTCGTCTGGTGCGCCGTTATCGGTCGCCACCACCAGTGCGCCATCAATGCCAAGCTGTGGATATTGCCGCAACAGGTTTACGCCGGTCAGTAGAGGTACGCCAGAGAGAAGCGCAGCTCCGCCGCTATCCATCACGTCCATGATCCAGCCAGCCGCGTCGCGCCAGATGATCCTGAGCGTATACGTGGTATTGCCCAGCAAAACGCGAAACTGCTGATTGTCAGGAGAAAGCGGTATTTCGTTAAACTGCATATCATCCCCCGAATGCTGATGTAACGCTTCCGCCCAGCTGGCTCAGCAAGGATTCGTTTGGCGGTGTAGTGGATTTCGTCCCGGCATTTTGCACCGCCGATGTGCTGACGCCATCTTGCATATCTGATTTATCAGCAACGCTAACGCTCTGCGTTTGCGACATGATCACTTCACGCAGGGTAAGCGTGCAGTTCAGCACGTTCTCGCTGGTTTTGTCCGTTGTCACCTCGATGGCTCGCACCAGCATATTGCTATACACCCGCTTCCCGGTCACCACATCGAACGGCACCCGGGAGGACTGGAGATCCAGTAGTTGCTGATAGGTATCTTTCGGGCTCAGTCCGGCGCTGAGGCCGATTGAAGATGTATCAATGAAGTCCAGCAACGAACCGCCCCCAGCGAAGCCGCATTCCATTGTGACTTCGCTGGGGCGCTTATACGCATGATCGGCAATGAAACCCGAGGCGCTATTAGTTGTTGGCTTCTCCACCGGGTGCTCAGTAATTTCGAGCGCATCAGAATGCTTTTCGGAAACGACCACGCTGGGGATCAGCAGGCCAATTCGCCGGGATTGCTGGCGAAAAATCGCTGATAAAATATCCATTATCTCGGTCCTGCGGGGAGTTGCTGGGTTAACTGTGAATTCACGCCCTTTTGACGGTCAACAGTCAAACGGGCAGCCTCGCGCGGATCGGAAACGCCGTGGATGTTAATGTTCGTTTCCTGCTGAATCACCGGGGCGCTGGTGGGCATATTGCTCATCACTTTCGGAATGTAGTTGCGTGTTTCCTGCGGCATTAGCCCCATGCCATAACGCTTAACATTCCCAATCCCCCAGTTATACGACGCCAGCGCTTTGCTAAGATCCCCACCGTTCTGCCGCAATAGCTGGCTGAGGTACTTAGCTGCGGCCTGAGCTGACTTTTCCGGGTCGAACACATCGTTACCACGCAGGCCCATGTCTCGCGCCGTGCCATCCATGAACTGGAACAGCCCCTTTGCACCAGCGCCGGACGTGGCGAACTGGTTACCACCCGACTCAGTGATCGCCACGCTTTTCAACAGACCAGCAGGCAGCTGATAAAGAGACTCCAGCTTATTGAACATTGGCCCCATCCAGTCGAGCAAAACCTTGCCCTGTGCTGTAGCTTGTGGGCGTTTAACTGATTGAGCTAACTGGGCGAGGTCACCCGGTATATTTGGAGAGATTTCAGCAGCGCCAGCCGGTGAGAAAAATAAATTACCGATTTTGGCAATCCCGTCTGAGATCTTTTCAAGATAACCATTAGCAGCCTGCTGACGGTTTTTTATTTCATCTCTTTCATGCGGGGCAATTTCATTACTACGAACATGCTGTTCCGTCCCGGGAATGTCAGGCTGAACATTATCGCCATAAACGACGCCATTGCTTTGCGCCTGACGAATAATCTTACCTGGGCCACCATGCAGCCAATCCATCCATGCGGGCCATTCTCTTACCTCGCTAACATCTTTTCGCCCAAGGTCGGTTTTGATGCCAACCGTAGCAAGAGCATCACCAATGTTCCTTTTGGTATAGTCCAAAGATGATTTAGCACTGGCTTTTATGTTTTCACGATCTGAAACCAAGTAACCAGCATACGCTCCCCATAATTTAAGCCATGGAGGTATCGGAAGACCGGATATTTTTGCGAATGCTCCCAACACTTTTGTTACCCATACCCCAGCGATGAAGGTAGCCAAAATTTCCAGCGAGTTCTGCCACCCACCGACAGAATCCTTTAGCCCAAGCAGCTTATCGCGCAGCCAGAGAATTGCCTTTTTCGCCTTTTCTATTGCTGGCTCCCACTTGCTCCAGTCAATCAGGCTTTTGCCACCCTCCTTCCAAGTCTTGTAATCGTCATACAGTAATCCGATCGCCAGAATAAGCGTGGTGATGAGGCCGATAGGTGATTTCAGAAACGCAGCATTAAGCAAGCGCCAGGCGACCAGTAAAGCTCCGACTATTTTCAGCAGGTTTTTACTGCCTTCATCAAGACGCTTCCACCAGTCAATGACAGAACCAGCGGCCTGTATCACCCGCCACGCCATTCGTGTGAAGGCGTTTGCAAGCCAGATCACGCCCTTAATAACTTTGGTCAGCGTCTCCTCAATCTTCGGGAAGTTGTCGAGGATGCGCCGCCGCAGGCTGTCCAGCGAACCAGCCAGACCACCAGCGAGGTTTGAGCCGATCTTGTCCCGCATAATGCCGAACAGCGACGTAAGCCCGCGCATGGACGTCATGAATTTGTTGGACTGAACGGCCGCCTTATCAGCGTTGAACCCCGTCTTTTGCAGCATAGACTGGTAATCGGCGGTAAAGCCATTCATGCCGCGCCGCATCGCCATCAGCGTGTTTTCATCGATGCCGAGCATCTGCGCGTATTGCTTCGCGCGGTAATACGGCATGTTGTTGAGCTTTTGCCCAACGCCAGTAAAGATGGCAGCAGTATCACGCATCTTTCCGCTGGCATCGCGGGTCTGGACACCAAGACGGTTCAAGAAGCCTTCCGCACCCGGATTGCTACGCATGAAACCGGCCAGCCCTTCGAGGGAGGACATGGCCGACTCGGCGCTGGCACCGGTTTGCGATGCGGCATAGCCCAGCGCTTTGATGCCCTGGACGCTGGCCCCCGTCCGCTGGGATGCCCAGTAAATTTTATCCAGACCATTCGCGATCTGGGTGGTAAATCCGACAATGCTCAGCGCTGCGCCTTCCACCACCGCGCCGACCTTCAGAACGTTCGCGGTAACGCCTTTCAGCACGGCTTCAAACTTATTAGCGCCAGCCTGATCGATATCGAATCCCAGCGAAACAAGGAAATCTTTAATCGTATCTGCGTTACCGCTCATTGGCCGCTCTCCATTTATCTACCCGGGCGTCGTTATCCTCGCGCATATCGAGGTAGTCATTGAGAAGCGCGATGCGGCAAAGGTCTACCGCACCGCTGTTAAGGTCTTTCTGGTCAATATGGAAGGCAAGCGCCGGACGAAGAATAAAATCTTCACCGCCCGGCAGGCTGTTGAAGGTTATTCCGCTGGCGGGGTGGGCGTCTCGCTGGTAGGGAGTCCTTGCAAAAAATTTCCCAGCGAGTCGGCGACCACCCGCGCCACCAGTTGCAGCATGGTAAGCAGGTCGATATCGTCAAACGCCATTTCGCCATGCTGGCAGACCGGCACCCAGCCTTTCATATGCTCGCGTGAAACGACGGAAAGGCAGGGGAACAGGATAGCGTCCACGTCGCCATCGCTCAGATCGGACACAGCATTGGCAATCTTTGGCAGGATGGTAGCCATCGCGCCTTCTGTGTCTTTGCTGCTGATCTTCTCCTGAACGCTCCGGAAGTCAGAAACCATCCCGGCCAGCACCGGCAACAGCTTGCGGGACACCTTCAGCTGTTCGAAAACGCTGAGCTTTGCAGTGCGATATTTCACGCCTTTAATTTCGAATTCCATGCGTTAAAACTCCCCGAGCAGCTGGTCAATCTTGCCGCAGTCGAACACCCAGGCGACAGTTCCGCCCTCTTTGGCGTTATTGAAATCAGGCTGTTTCTGGAATGCACACGAACGCGCAGTAGAAATATCTCCCGATGCCGTGTTGCGAATGACGATCACGTTATTACCCCAGGTGGCAGAGGACTGGCTTTGCGCGTTATACGCCAGAGACAGCTTCTTGTTCACCGGGGAGGTTTTCAGCAGCGTCACCGTAATGGTGCCTGACTTATCGGCGTGCAGGCTGTGCATCACTTCGCCATCGGCACCGATGGTCATGGTGTTCTTGTTGCCGCCCATGGTCTGGGTGATACCTTCCTCAGAGTTGGCAGAACCCTGACCAAGATCGATAACGCCGGTCGGCCCGGTGAGCGACGCGGTTACATCGAGAAAAGAATAAGTTGCCATTTATCGCTCCTTAGCGAACCACGTTGATCTGCACATCGGCATAATGAACTGCGCCAGCCAGCTTACAGGCCACCTGGATTAACGGTGCTTTGCGAGCTTCTCGGTCGGCCTGCGCCTGTTCGGACAGAGGTTGCGCATACACGTAATAACCTTTGGTCAGCGTATCGCCGGAATTCAGCTGTCCGATAGGGCCACCATTCCACACGCCAGCCGCTACCAGACCATTCGTGACGGACTGATCCATGGACTGTTCAACGTTGGAAAGCAGGCGGGTCACACCAGCATCAGTCTGCGGAATTTTGGTGGTACTGGTGTAAAGCAGGTTATAGAGGTTGGTCTGAACGTAGTTCTGCAACCAGTCGAGCCCGTGGCGCTCGTCGAAGAAGTCACCGTTCGCCATAACACCCTGTTGCAGGATCGCCGTGTCGTTGGCGTAGTACACGAACACGTTCGCATTCTTCGCACCCACAGCCGCCGCCTGTCCTACCGTCAACGTTTCGTAGGTTACGCTCGGTTCCTGTTTGAATTTCAGGGTAATGGTGGTGTTGCTGCCGTTGAAATTGACAGTAAACGCGCGACCGAAAGCTGAAACCGCTGCATAAGGGCTGCTGGTGGAATACTGAATAAAGGTACGGGAATACTTGCCAGCCTTTAATTTCGACGCAACATCGGTCGTCGAAGTCGTGCTGATAATCTCGGCGTCGGCAGATGTTACCCCGAAAATGCGGCTCAAACTGGACGCTTCGATAAGTTTAGCAACCTCAATCACGTCGTCAGCATCAAGCACATCACCGCCATCAGCAACATCATCAGCGACAACCAGCCCATACCAGTTGGTATATTGCAGGCAGGCATTAACAGCTTGCACAATGGTTTCCACGCTTCCACCTTCGGAAGAGGTCAGCGTCTTCGCCCAGCGGCCAACATAAACCTGCGTCGGCTTCGGCGACTGGCTGAAGAAAACCTGCGCCGCTTCATATTCCGGGCTGTCGACTCCGAAGTCCTCGCCAATGTCCTCAACAGACGCATAAAGGCGAACGCGCTCCTGCACCGGAATGACAGTGGAAGAACCGAGGATCAGCAGCGCGCCAAAGTTACGACCAGTAGCCGCTTTCGGCGAGATGATCACATCAACGTTTACAACGTTGGATACAGGTAAGCCCTGCGTCATAGTTTATTCTCCAAAAAAGGTGACTGGCGCTTCCACCAGCGATTTAATTCCGTACTCGCGCACAACCTTCCGGCGCAGGCGCACCGTCATGTCGTAGCGGCGAACCCATTGCTGGTTGATAAGTTCGGGGAAAGGGGTCAGATCGGTATAGTCGCCCAGGGACAAACCAAGCGCGTTCAGCTCAGCATTGTTTTGCGGGACAGATATGCCATCGCGAAAACGGGACGCATAAGACATACCAGCCGGGCCATAGAACGACGCCATGCACTCGAACGTTTCATGCCGCCAGAGCTGAGCGCCCTCGTCGGTCTGATTGGTGAATGCAGGACTGTTATCAATGGGCCATCCGGTAACGCCGAACGCGCACCAGTTCGTTTCAATGGGTAGCAATGGCGGTTGGTCTTTCTGCCAGCGCGGGCGAACCATCCCAGCCGGCAAGCCGGAAACGTTGCGCATCCACTGGCTTAACAGCCTGTCGAGCGATTCGTCATAATCCGGATCGCCGCTGGTGGGCGTCAGCCAGCCGCGCTCTGTGCTGGTGTTATTGCTCAACGGGAGTTCCCCCATCAAACGGCAGTAATTCACAATGCGCCTGGACAAAGCCAGCACCGTAAGCCGTGTACGGGTCAACGAATGTCACACGATAATCACGGTTCTGATACGTCACGATATCGGCATCACGGCCAGTCTGCCCCTGCGTAAGTCGTTCAGTCGTCACGATGAGAATCGCGCCACTGATTACTTGCCCGGACTGCATACGACGGTTTTCCAGGGAGCGGTCAACAGTAACAACCCCGGCAAACTGCGTTTTAACTTCGCTGTCGCTGCCGATCCCGTCCTCGTCCACCGTTTGCGCGCGACGCGTTACCCACAGGTTGAAGTCGCAAAAATCGGGGTCAAAAAGCACGTCTGTTACATCAAGAGTCGGCATCTTTATCCCTCACAACATGGGTAATGGCTCTGCGATATTGCCCGGTGTCGATTAGCGGTTTCACCAGATCGGTTCCAGGAGACTCACCAGCAGCGCGCCGCGCAAGTTCCGCTTTTGCCCCTTTGCGCCCTCGACGTGCGCGGGCCTCAACGGTGCTATCAGCAAGCGGTGTAAAGCCGGTAATGGTCATGTAACGCCTGACGCCATTAGCGGCCAGCGTTCCGGCGCGGTTGAGCGCTCTTTCCGCCCCCGCCGCATTACCATCAAGCGCAGCCTGCGCCGCTGTTTTAAGCTGCGGCACTGTCTGTTCCTCTACCGATTTAACGCCGGGGATCAGGTGCGGGCGTGGGGGGATGTTTTGCGCTGGTGAGCCGTATTCGTTGACGTAACCGATCCCGGCATTACCAAACGGAACATCCTCACGCTCGCTGTCTTCTTCCGGGATGCCCACCAGCACTTCTTTTTTACTGATGGATTTGAGCACATCCAGAATGGCCTGAGCATTATCCACCCTCGTTGTTACACCGCTTTTGAAACTCATAGCTGGCGACCGCCCGCACCGAACATCGTGATCAGCTGATAAAATTCAGCGCCATATCGGGTGTTATTCCAGAAGCCTGCGTCAGGGTTTAGCGTCGCGCTGGTGTCATAGCTGACGCTTACCTTGTCAACGGACTTGGAGGATTGAACACCATTGGTTGAACCGCCCGGGCCGCCAACCAGCATTGCCCGGCTATCTGCCGCCCATAGCGTCATGTAGTGAGCCACGAACAACTCGGCAAAGTACGGAAACAACTCTTTGCCAGTGACGTTTTCGCTCAGCAGCACATCGGCCAGATTCAGACGAAACTGGATTTGCGCTTCGGGATATTTGGCAGGGTCAGCAAACTGCGGGAAGTCGCGCCGAAAATCACTTACTGTTGGCAGGCTTTGATTCTTTGGCATCTTTCGCCCCATTACCGCCAGTCTGGGCGGCAGCAATCTGCGCTTGCAGGCTGTCGTTCTGCTCTTGCAGCTTGAGCAGCGCTTCTTTCAGATCGGCAATCAGCTGATCTTTATCGACAATCTGCTTATCTTTGTCGGCAATCTGCGCTTGCAGGCTGTCGATAATGGGTTGCAGATCATCGGTTTCGCTAATCACGCTTTCGGAAAGCTCAGAGTGCGCCTGGGTGAACCAGTGCGACGCAACCTCTTCCGGTACGTTATGCCGTCCCCGGCCAAACTCCTGTTTTGACTGATCGCCGAGCGTCAGCGTAAACGGGGTGTGAACATGGATGGTAACCAGCTTTTCTTTCGCCATTTTAAGTTTCCTTCTGGCCCCTTTCGGGGCCGTTCTGGTTATCAGATACCGTCCACGTAGGACAGGGTTTCTTTGTACACTGGCTCAACCGCACCGAGCTTGCCGTAGTAGGTCGCAATCTGGTACAGACCACGATACTGGACAGGAACGCTCTGCAACGGCACCAGCGGATAGCGCACGTATTTCTTGTCGTTGGTGTAGGCGACCATACGGTCTTTACCGCCAACCCCGCGCCATTTCAGCCATTTGACCGCTTTGATTTCCAGCGGAACGCCGTTCTGGTGGAAAGCGATAGTGTTCACAGCCAGATAGGTCAGCAGCGACTGGTTACCCGCTTCGGAAACCTTACGGCTCGCCAGCAGTGAATACTGCTCTGGAGGAATGCGCAGATCAGAAGGCACGACGGAATAACCGGAAGCGGCCCAGGCATTCGACAAAATGCTGTTCACGCTATCGAGGATCTCGTCGTTGGTGGAGTTCGCCCAGGTCTTCGGCGCGTTGTTCAGCGTCACACCGACAAGGTTTGCCAGACCTTTCAGGCCGAGCGCGTCATCACCGATGTAAACCTGCTCGTCGTTGTCCATCTGCCATTTGAGCTGCATCCCGTCGTACTTCTGGGTGTCAATCGGGCGACCTACCTGCTGAGCTGCTGCCAGCTCTACAACGGTCCAGCCCAGCTCCATGCCCCAGAGGTTCAGCGGATTGCCGTCTTTGCCGATATCAACGTTCACGCCAGCAATGGCGGTAGAGTCTTTGCCTACCCAGTTTTTACCGTTCGGATTTGCACCAGTACCCGCAGCGCCAAAGCTGGTATTAGTCCAGCTGGAAATGTCATCTGCGATAGAAACGTCTTCACGCAGCTGAATATCGCGGGTCCAGGTGTAACCCACCAGCGGCAGGTTCAGCGTCTGGTCGAGTCGTTCCAGCTCCCCGATGAGAAAGGCACCAGAGCCATCAACGGTTGCCTGATCAAAAGTAATCATTCGTCTGTTCCTTAAATCTTCCAGGAGATTTCTGCATTGCCGTTAGCGTCACCGGCCCCTGTGAATTCGGCGTTGGTCAGCGCCACGTTTTTGCCACTGACTGACGTGGACATGAAACCGCCCAGCGGCACGTCAATGGTTGAATCGAGCGAAACAACCACGTAGACAGGCGCGCCTTTTTTGATGGTGCTGGCATCAAAGCCAGATCCGAGGTTAACGGTCATGTAGCCACGCTTCATGGCGTCGCCCGGGAAGTTCTTATCCGTCCCCACCTGGCGAACCATATCTGGCTGCGATGTGGTCGGATACGGACGAACGTAGATACCCTTCACCTTGTCGGCGGTGTCACCGTCCGCCAGCGGTACGAAAAAGCCGTCATCGTCGTATTTGCCAGCCAGACCATAGGCAGCGAAGGCGTTAGCGGATTTAAGGATCACCGGTTCGACGGTTAAGTCCTGCGGGCGAGAGATAGCCCCGGCAATGCCAACAGGCATCCGGTAGAGATATGCAGTCATTGGATTATCCTTTGCGGTTAGACCAGAAGTCGGCGTTTTGTTTGTTCAGGGAAGCGATGCTGGTCATGCCCATATTTGTACGTTGTGCATCGCCCGTGGTGCTGCGGGTGTTTCGCCCTTTGGCAATCTCTGACACGGCGTTAAACGCCATATCTACCGATTGCTTGGGCAATTTGCGGATATCCGCATCACCGACAACCTGGCGAACCAGTGTTTTGTCAGCGGCGGACAGCACATCACGTTTGAACGCGGTAGGTTTCACCTTACGGCTCAGATCGATACCCGGAACGATAACTTCGGCACGATAAGCAGCGTCACCGGTAATCGTGGTTTCCTCTTCGTCGTCCTCACCGTCGCAGGTAGGGTCTTTGTTATCTTTGCCGTCAGGCTTATCGTCGTTATCGCCCGTTGCAGTACCTTCCAGCTTAGCCAGCAGGGCTTTGAGCAAGGTTTTGATATCGTCCTCGCCGTCGCCGGTTGGCTCTCCGCCCATTTCCGGCTTTTTGTCCGGCAATGGTTGTTGCGGTGAAAGATTAATGTTGAGGTTAACGCCGCTCGGCAGATCCCCTTCATCGCCCGTTACCGCCGCTGGCGCAGAGTCCAGCAGTTCGTTCATGGTGTCAGCATCACCCGTTTTGATGGCCGTGCGCATGCGGGTCCACCAGCTTTTCTTTTGATTTGCCATTGTGTCTCTGTCTCCAATTGCACAACGATTTCCGGCTCTGCCTTTAGGGACAAGAGCCACATGGTTTCCGGTAATATCGACCTGCTCGGCTTTTCCGGGTTCGGTCTGCTCGTACTCAGCGTCATAGCCGCACGACGCTTCGCGCAGACCATCTTCGATAAGCTGAATGGCGTTTTCGTCTTTGACGATAAGGTCAGCCAGCATCAAATCAGACTGCACACCCGTCCCGCGCCGGACATTCTGAAGATGCCCGACCGCAAGCTCTTTCCAGTTCTCGGGATTTACCAGCCGCACATTCCCGTTTTCATCTTCAGGATGCAGGATCGTGATGCTCATCCCTTCGAATGAGGCGAGCGTGGCCGGGTGGAATACCTGCTCAGGAGAGCGCGTTACGACTATCTCACCGAGCTTATCGGGTTTGAGGTTTGACAGATCGGCAGCGCCGTAGAGCTGCTTACCCGTTCGACCTATCGGCACGTCTTTACACAACAGAGAGCCGTCAGCCAGCTGATAGCGGGTTTCCCCCAGCCGGGTATTGAAAAAATATTTCATGGTTTACCTGCGATTCAGGCGAGATAAGAATGAGGGTTGGGGAAGACAATCTCTTTGTAACAGCGGCAGTTCGGGAGCTCGCCAGCATGACCGGTCATGCCGTCAAGCGTTGGAGGTCGGCCCCATTCGACAAACTTGCCCTCCATCTCACGATGAGAATGCCGGACATCGCCATCTTCGGCTGTACGCCAGATATAACCATTCGAACCGATTGACAACGCACGCGCCTGATCCAGCGCGCCGGTTGCGCGTCCAAGCTCGGTACGGGCGATAAGGTTCGCTCGCGAGCGTGACACGTCACCTGACGCCGCTATCTCTTTCGCGAATGGCTCAGCGCGGCCACCAGTCACAACGGCCTCGATGGCTTTGTTCTGAATGTCATACACCCTATCGGCGGCCTCAAGAGGTAGCGATTTGATGTACTTAATTTGCTCGGCGACGATGGATTTCATCACCTGGCCTACCGGGGCGCGGTCAACCATGTTGCGCAGTTCTGCGCTGATATTCCGACTGTGTTGACGCCACTGCTTTTCATTCTGGCGCGCTATGTCTGCGGTGAAGTTCTCAGCTACCTTCTTCGCCCAGGGGGTGATGATTTCGCTGTAGCGCTCCAGCGCATCCATTATTTCGGTGACGCTATCGTTTGAACCATCGTAGCGCCCATTTACGATATCTCCGACCGCCCGCGCTATCTGCCGTAGGCTCGTTCGATATCGGATCTCCGCCTGGCGACTCTGGCGGTTTGTCGCCAAGTTCGCCGATGCCTGGCGGCGCTTCGTCTTGGGCATTCTCGATATCCTCGTCGGTAATGGATGCTCCGATGCCAGTGATGTCAGAGTTTTCGCGCAGGTCGGTCATTGCCGCCTTACGCGTCATCAATCCGTCGCCCAGCGCGGTGCTGATCGCGGTGGTGGTGTTTACGGCCACCGTAGAGCGGTCAACGTCAGACATTTGCCATAGCGGGTTAAACTCAAACGTGAAATCGTCCGGCAGCGGCTTACCGAGTTCCGAGCGGTGCATAATGTCCAGTATCCGGCGCATCGGCAGCCGTAAGCGGCGCTCCTGCAATGAGCTCACCCGGTCGTAATAGTTGGCGAGGTCTGCGTCACCGGTAGAGAAGCCTTTCGGGGACTGCCCGAACAGGCGTACCAGCGGGATACCAACGGCACCGCTGATCTGCTCAGCGAACTGCGAAAGAATGTCATCCAGACCGCTGAAGCTGTACTGGTGGGTTTCGAACTTATCCCGCGAGTCCATGAGCGTCATGCCTTCATTGCTCTGGAACTGGCGGATCAGGTCGATGTTCTTCAGCAACGCTTCGAACGCCGGGCCTCCAAGCGCGATAAGCTCGCGCAGCTTCTCCACGCTGTAGGTACGCAGATGAGCTTTGTAGACCAGCTGCGCCGCGCCGACAGTGGCGCTGTCGAACGCAGTAAGCCGATCCCATATACGCTCTACAACCGACATTCCCCATTCGTTTTCGGTCATCTTCTGCTGGAATGGCAGCGTGACGCCATCAAAGCGGATCAGGCGGCTGTGATGGATGCGCCAGGCCGGAATGCCCGTTGCGGTGGTCACCACGTCGTAAAACTCAGGCTTGCCGAGGTCCGGCCCCATCTCTTTAATGCGGCGGGTCAGCACCGGGTTAATCATCCAGCGGTCGAGCGGGAGAATACCCTTAAACTTGCCTTCTCCAATGGTTTCGAGCCGCAGCGGGGTCATTGGTGCCTGCCCCTCAATCATGATGAAGCCCACCGCGCCGCCGTAGAGACGCGACCATTTCAGCACGTCGTTCAGAGCATCCCAGATCTGCAACTCATCCAGTTGCGCTTCAAGGGTGCCACGGTCTTTGGCATCAATCTCCGAAGTAATGCGAATGCCTTTCCGGGTCATATCGTCCGGGATAGCGTCGACCGCTTCGCCGATGATCCATGACGAACGATAGGACCATTCCACCAGCATACGGTTGCGGCTGGTGAAGTTCGCCCGGTAGGTCGATGCTGAGTGCTGGTTAGGCGTCTGCATCCCCACGCGGGCGACAAAGTTCTCATAACCATCAGCGGTGGCCTGCGCCGTTCGCTGAGAGGCTTGTTTGTTTCGTGCCATCAGGCCTGTCTCCCTAGCAGCTCCCAGATATTCAGGGCTGAATTCATTGGCGCGTAGCTGATCATCACCGAGTCGGCGAGGTTCGGCGACTTGGTGCCGTCAGGCTGTTTATCAACAACGATTTTCCCCACGCCGTTAATGGAGTAGGTCGGCTGCGACAGCTCGATGATGAGTTTGTCTTTGCTCGCCATGGCGCTGCTGATTGAGATGATTTCGTCCGGGTTGTAGGCCATCTTCTCTTCCACGGCGCGATAGGTATTCTGGAAAAGTTTGCGCAGACGCCACCAACTCTGGGCTTTGGCGTTAGCGAAGAAGTCCTTGTTCAGGCGGGCGGCCTGTCCGTTGTCACCGCGCACCGCTTCGTCGTCCGGATCAAACACCGCGCCGCTACCGCGAAACGGTGTGGCGAGTATTGACGGTCGGCGCGCAGCGTTGCGCAGCTCGTTGATGGCGCGCGCATCGCCGCGAACGCCAGCGCCCAGGCCGTCCTCGTCGAAGCGAAACTCTTCGAGGTTGTCCTGTTCGCAAAAGCCGAAGACCTTCTCAACGGATTGGTAAATGTCGCTGCCCACGCCGGACCATTCCCGCACGTTCTCCAGGAGGAAACCGTGACGGGTCGAAAAGGCGTTTTTGTCCCGGCCTTCGTCGGCGACGTCCATCGCGCCCAGTCGTTTGCCCGTTGGCTGGATGCCCAGCTTAATATGAGCGTCGACGGCAGCCTGTACCCAGTCGGACGGGATCAGGACGCCTTCCGCTGATGCGCTGTAGTTCAGGTCAAGTTCCTGCGCCACCACCACCGGATTGTCGATTTTCTCGCACTCCCTGCGATACCACTCTTCATCCTTGCGTGGGTCGTTTCGCCAGTGGAATGTGAATACCGGTATCTTCCCGCCGTGACGCTTCTGCGCGAACGGGTTCGCCATGCCGTTAACCGAACTCAGGTCGATACGGCAGCGGGTGGTTTGCGACAGCGCCGCGTCAATCAGCAGAGGACGCTGGAGGAATGCAGCCTCATCCACCAGGTAGAGCGTGGTACGGTCACCACGACCGATATTGTCGCCAGCCTCGCCTTTGATGACCGCGCCAGTATCGGGAAACTCAACGCGCATGTAAGGCGCGTGCTTCTTCTCGTCCCACGAACCGCGAAACTCGACGGGCAGCGTTTCCACGAACTTGCGCGCCTTCCAGAACAGCGCCTTCGGGTCACCGGTGCTGTCGACGTATTCCTCTTTACGAGAGCCGAAGCCGATAACCATCTCTTTGTTGAAGAGGCAGAGCGAGCAAGCCAGCCCGATCGCCGTCCAGCTGAGCCCCATTTCGCGACTCTTTTCGGTGATGCCGTTCTCCAGCCGTTCGCGCCGCTCCATGATCCAGTGAATCCATTCTTCCTGTTTCGGGAACAGCAGAAAAGGGATGGTGACCGGCAGGCCATAATCGATGTTACGCGGGTCAGTCGTCATACCCCAGTCGATGATGAACTGTGCCGGGTTGGTGCGGTAAAACTGCTTTAGCGCTGGCAGCATTTCGGGGTTCTGGCGAATGCGCTGTAAGCGCTCCATCCGCCATTCAAAAACCATCTGGTAATCAGGGTTCCTGAAATCGAATTCAAACGGGAGAGGCATGATCACCCCATCATCTTGCGGTAAATCTCTGCGGCCTGATCTGCGGTGAGGTTGGTCGTCTCGGTCTTGATCGGTCCGCCATCCTTGCCAGTGCTCTCAACCTTCAGCTTATTGGTGTAAGCGTCGCCAACCTCTTTCGCGGCCTGTTCGATAAGCTGCGCCGTCAGGGAGAAGTTTTTCATCCCCTCGGTTTTGGTTGCCATGCGGTCAAGCACGCGGAGGCGATAGGATTTGTTCGCGATCGGAATGTCGCTGGTTTCGGTCAGGAACCGTTTGCGCGTCGCGTGGAACATCTCGATCCACTTTTTGGCTAAACCTTTGCTACTAGCCTTGGTTGGGTCGTGTGCTTCGGCTTGCTGGCGAGAAATAGTTAACCCAAACTCTTTCTTGACGGATTCGACAACTTGAGAAGGAGTATCAAAGCACGCAAGCGATTGAATGATGAAGGCTTTTACTTCCGGTTTTAAAGCAGCCATATTTCACCATCCGTCCATACCAGTCTAGAATTCACGCCAGCTTTAACATGCACGTCCCGCACGCTCTGGCAATATCGAGATGAGCAACCTCCGCTGGCTGATTCGCCGCATCAATCATTTCCTGCACGTCCCGGCTTGCACCGTAACGGCGAACCACGCCCACAAACTCTTCCACGTCATGACCGCGCAGCTTCAGCTTTGGCTGCCCTTCCTGCGTGAACTTCGGTGCACCAAATTCATCTGTCGCCTGGCAGATGTGATAAAGCTCGTGCTCTATCAGCGCGCAGAATTCCAGATCGGAACATTGCGAACAGTAATCGGCGGCCAGCGTGATGATGAACTGCGGCACCCTGCCGAACCATTCATACATCTGCTGCTCCATCCGCGCTTTCTGCCAGCCTCCTGCCCGCATTGCCACTTCTTCCGCCTGCCCAAGCACGGAGCGCCCTTTCTTCTCGAAAGCGTTCGATGCCCAGAGAAAGCACAGATCCGCTTCAAGCAAATGCTGGTGGTCAGGGTTGTAGAGGTCACCCTCATCGCTCAGGATGTGCTGATTCAGCCACTCGCCAACGTCATTAGCGGGCATAATGCTGATGTACGGCTTCGGGTCAGGTGGCATCGTAAAATGCGCTGGTGGGTGTGGTCTGTTCATGAATAATTCCAGTGCTCCATTATCGAAGCCCCTCAATGAAGGGCTTCTGTAATGCCGCGATCAGCCAATAAGTAATTCCGGCTGCGTTACCTGCATGATGTGCTCATGTTCGAGCTCCAGGACGCGCTTCTCTTTCTTCCGCTCGTTCATCAAACGGCTTCCGATCGTGCCTTTCAGCTTTGAGCGCGTTTCTTTGATGGCGTAGCGATGCTGCAATTCTTCACCCATCGCCATGCGCCGGTTTAGCTGCTCGGCCATCCAGTTGAAGGCATTGATGTAACACTCCTTCACTGCGGCAGCTGTTTTGCCAGTGAATCCCATCACTAGCATCATGCATCCGTCGCGGGTGATGTTATACATAGGCTGAACATCGCCATTTTTATCAATGAAATCAATGGGCGCAAAATTGCGCTGGGTGAAGTCATCGGAGCATTTCAGGTTACGTATGGCACGCAAAACGTCTTTGTGTCGCTTGCCAAAGTAATCCGCCACCTTGAGTGATGTGGTGATTATCTTGTTGTCGAGGGTCGTGACCATTTCGCGGAAGTCGAAGGCCGGAATAACTGACGGATTATTCATAGCGTCTTTACCTTTTAGAAAGTGAGCCTGTCTCACAGAAAAGCCGCCCGAGAGAGGTCGCCACCTATAACGGCATTTCTCAGGCTCGCTTACTGAAAGGCTCTCGTTAATATGCGCGTGAGATGCGCGTTTACTGCGGACATAAAAAAGCCCCGCATCGCGAGGCTCATTAAATTGACTTTGTGATTTGCAAAAAAATTATTTCAGGCATTGCGTCCTGATGTATTCCTGCAGGTAGTTAACCTGCGCGGTTATCCTGTCGATTCCACTTCGGAGACGGTAATAATTGAGTTCAGCATCTGCTGTAAGTCTTGGGCTTTCTCCATCGCCCATGCTGCTGGCTCCGGTCGTTGACTTTGCACAGGTGGCGGCGACTTGCAGCCGCTTACGGCCAGCAATGACATCGCTATGCAGACGCTCAATGGTTTCTTTCGCATCAGCCAGTTCTCCGGTGTATTTGGCATCCAGTGCAGCGACATCACGCTGGCGGGTCTGCATGTCTTTAATGGTGGCGGTCGCCAGGAGGAGTTTCTCAGTGGCCTTATCGCGCTGGTCTCTGTAAGTGATGGCGTTGTCGCGGTAGTGGTTCACGAAGAAAGCCAGTGCGCCGATTAACGCCAGCACCAGCAACTGCAGCCAGTAACGCTTAACCAGTGCGCTAATCATGACAGGAACAGAGCTCGCTCTGCCTCCCGCCGACGTGTCAGCCCATTCAGCACCTTCCCACCAGCTTTATTCCAGCGCAGGAACTCATCGGCTGCACCAGCGTAATCTCCGGCGTTGAGTTTTCGCAGGAGAGTCGATGTCGACAATGACCGCGCACCGAGGTTATACGTGAACGACACCAGGGCATCGAACTGGCCTTGTGTCAGCTTCACCCTGACAACTTTCAGCACGTCATTCTCATAACCAACAAGCCCTGTTTTCAGAAGCCTGTCAGCGGTTTGCTGGTCGATAGTCATACCGCGCTTTACTGGCTTTCCGTCAACCGGATGGGTCCAGCCATAGCCAATTGTCCACGGCGCACCACCAGTGCCGGGATCGGGGTATGCGGTCAGGCGACAACCTTCAAAACCTTTAATCAGTGCAATGCCTTCATGGCTGGTTTGCATCGTCAACTCCCGCCTTTTTGGCTGCGAATTTTTTAATCATATTGCCGATCGAATCGGTGCCGATGTACCCAATAAAGACGCTGGCTATGTAGGCGAGGTTGCTGCTCAGGCCGATAAAGTCCAGAAGGTCACGAACGAACCAGGCAATCATCGCGCACATCAGCGCATCAATTAGCGTTTTTGTTACCGCGCCGCCGTTATAGCGACCACGCAGATACGCCATGATAAAAGCCAGCATTGCACCAATACCCTGCTCCTTGGCGGCAAGTAGCGCAGCGATGAAATCTTGTTTGTATGGCATTTTCATAGGCCTCACCTCCGATTTTCCGGATGGTGCTGTGTGTGTTTGTAGGGGAAAGGCCGTCAGACTCTGATTGCTACATGGCATCTGAAAATGATATCTGCGGCCTGCAATAAAAAAGCCCACGGCGCGGTGGGCAATAGAGGGTAGTGCGTTGAGCTTTTGCTCTTATGGTCCTGGTAGGTATTTGGCGGGACAGGAAGGATTCGAACCTTCGACCAATCGGTTAACAGCCGATCTCACAACCTCTGTGCTTCTGACCCTGAATGCAAAAAGCCCCTGCATTTCTGCAAGGGCTTAAATGTGGTTCACACCGCTCCGCGCAAGGCATCTCCGCTGGTGGGTAAGCTCTTTCGCCTTTGACGTCCGAGCATATCTGAATTATGCAGTTTCAAAACTCGTTTTCAAGTCTTTTTCGCAAGTTTTTGCATTTTCGAAGCCAAATTCATCTTTTAACGTGAAGAAGACAGCAGAATTAAACAACTCAATACACCAGCGCACGCGGTCAATACATTGCTTTTCGGTCAGAAACGGCGCGTAGTAATATTGCATCCACCGTGCCATGTCATTAATGGTTTTCCTCCAGGTGTAATAGTTCTTCCCTATCTCATACACGGGATTCCCCGGCTTGAAGGACTTCAGGATGATAGCCTCCATGAATGCAGCTTCCTCTTGATCCCCGGCGTTGCCGATCAGGTCAGAAAGTGATTTCTTCGGCCAGATGATGGCTTTCGCCTGCTCAAACAACGCATCGCCGGTATAGCCAATTTTACGCAGACCAGACAGCACGGTAGCGATCCGCTCCTGCTGCTCGCCAGTCCAGCCGGTCAATATCATTGACCACATACCACCGCCACCAGAAAGGTGCTCTGTTCCACTGCCACCGTACATGCCGCCCCAGTGGTTCAGCAACGAACGAACCCAACGGCTTTGCGATGGTGTAAGTCGGCGGTATTTCCCCAGGTAAGATCTGCGTGGAGCTGCTGCTAGCGTCACCCAGGCGTTTTGCGGGTTGGTACGCTCAACAGACGCTTTCTGGTAATTGTTAATGTCGTTGCGTGTCATTGTCCGTTCTCCCGAATGATGATCTGGCCTTTCTCGCCCCATAGCTTTGTAATGCGACAATCCCAGACACTGGAATCATCATCAAACAGGGCATCCATCAGTGCTTTAAGCATGTTGTCGCAGTCTGGTTTTGACTGGTGCGGCTTGCCGTTGAGCTGTTCACGCTTCTTTTTGCTCCAGCTCGGAGGCATTGGCATAACGAAGGTGATATGCGCGCCGGACTCAGGGAGATTGATTTTGCGCAGACGTGCTTCATCGCAGAACGCGCGATAGCGCATGACCGCTGGCCGTGTTTTCCATTTGTCGGCGCGGGTTTGTCTTGGCTTAGGTACAGGGGTAATCTCATAAATCACTTGCATATGATCGCCCCATCAAGCTTCAAGCCTCGACGAATTCTTGCGTGTACTGTGTCCGGCTTCATGCCTACAGCTCTCGCATACTCACTGGCTGATATTTTTTGACCATCAAACATTACAAAGACGGTATTTCTTTTATTATTTTGTTGGCTGCGATTCGTAACCCATCTAATGTTTCCGGGCTCGTAGTTCCCATTGGTGTCAATCCTGTCAAGACTGTAACCATCTGGGCGAGGACCGACGTATTTGAAGAATTCTTCAAAACTCTCTACCCACTCTTTACAGACAGTGATCCCCCTACCTCCATAATTTGAATAAGACCTTACATTCGGATTAGAACACCTGTTTTTCATATCAATCCACGCTCGGTATTCCGGCGTGTTTTTCATCCCATGCTTAGCCTTGAAGCGCCCAGAGCCACCCATATTTTTAAGTGCGTTATCGCTAAGCAATCGTCCAGTTTTGTCAATTTTCATGCTGGCACCACCAGCCCAAGGCGGGCGATCTGGATAACGGTCAGAACGATGGCGCGGTCCATCAGCTGGCGACGTTCGTCGCGCGATAGCTTGCTCCCGTTGTCGATGCTGTCGTGGCAGCAAACGCAGATCGCCGCCGTGGCGCAATCATCGGCTTTCAGGCCCATGCCTTTGCCTTCGTTACGGTGCGCAACCTGCGTCCCCCATGAACCGCATAACACGCACTGTTCGATCTGCCCGACAGCGGCGAGCCATTTTTTGCTGCGGTAGGTTCGCTGATTGGAGTTATTTCGCATTGCTTTCCCCCCAACGCTTCGCCCACTCGATTTCATTGCGGGATTGTTCGCTGAAGGTGACGCCCTGCTGGGTGCCGAACCAGTAAATCGTCTCAATGACTTCGACCATCTGGGGAATGGTCATTTTGCTGGTGCGCTGGCCGAACATCACGACGCCGCCATCAAGCCCAGGGGCCATTCGCTGTTCCTGCTTTTTGGTTTTTGCCACCAGCGCGGTGATCAGGTCTTTCCAGTCGTCGGAGTCATATTTATTGCCGAACCAGAGAACCTGGTCGGAAAGGTCTTTCAGGAGCGGCCACATCTTGCGGTTTTGAATAGCGGTGCGCGTCGACTCTTTGACGTCGAGTATCAGCGGGCGCTTGCTGTCGACCGGCAACTGACGAATGTAGTTGATAGCGTTCTGCTTGACGCTTTCGCTAACGAGGTGGAATTGTTGGCTCACGCGTCACCCCCGAAGAGGTTAAGCGACAGATACGACAAATCGCTGACGTCGGATAACGTCAGGCGATTGTGTTTAAGCTGGTGGTGCTGCGCCATGGTGTTCTCCGTGGCGCGAATGTCCGGGTGTCAGTTGTTCAGGCTGACAGGGATATTATGGCTGGGCGTTGTGGCAAAAGCAATTTAACGCCGACAAAAAAAGCCTCCGAAGAGGCTTGTATGTTATTGATTCCATTGTGACATGTCACACTGCTAATTTGGTTTCGTGCCAGCCACGCGTAACCCAGCATTGCGAATCACCGTCGCACGGGCACGACTTAACTGGCAGCGCATCGCCGCATTTACCGCAGCGGTTCGCGCTGATTGACTTGATGCGCCCACGAACGCGAGCATCGTCCTGGCGAATCAGCATCGCAACGTATTCGCTCATTTCATACGGAGCTCTCCCCGGGCGGCGTGATGCACAATTGCGCTCCAGCATCTCCAGTTCCTGCGTATCAAGTATGAGCTCAAATTTACGCCCGCCAGCAGCAGCTTGCCGGGCTCGCTGGGCGGCTTTGCGTTCAGCGGCAGATTTAGCCATGACCGGACTCCTGAATAGCGGCACGACAGGCTTGTTCAACATGTGTGCGTACCATTGCCCGGCAACCTTCCTCATTGTCGGCATAAGTTGCCATAATTCCATTTACTGCCGCGCTGATCACAGAATCAGGTACTGGCTGCGGCGCTGGCTTAATATGCTGGCGCGGCTCTCCGTCCTTCGGCTCAGGCCACTGGCGCGCCATGTTCACTTTCAGCTTTTCTTCCATCGCTGCTGTGATTTCGCCGTCAGATATACCGGCGCGCCGCTGGGCATCCCACAAGAGAAATTGGAGATCCGCCCACTCGGATAAATCATCTGGCGCGGCGGCTGCCTCCAGCGCTTCTTTCGCAAGGTGTTTCAGCGGACCGATTGGGCCAACATCACCAAAGGTTTCGTGTGACCATGCAGCGTGCCGATCACGTATCAATCTGCGTAATTGCGCCGATGATGCCGACTCGCCGATATTGATGGTGATGCGTGGTTGCATAGGCGGCACCTTCGGCCCTTTTGCTGGTGGAAATTTATCAGCCATCAGTATTCTCCCCAGCTATATTCTGATGCAATCGGCCCCGGCTGGTTGGCAGCGAGGAATATATCGCTATCCGGCAATTTTTCGACCTTACAGCGATATCCCTCGGAAATGATCCCGGATTCACGAAGACCGGCAAGACACAGGCGCGCTGTTTCTTCTGCGAGCTGAATCTTGCTAATCTGGTGGGTTTTGCGACGAACAAATGCCTGTAAAGCCTCTTCCATGGTGTAATGGTAACTGGAGCGATCAGCACCTTTTAGGCAGCGTTTAACATGGTATTTCTGGTTGGCTGGCTGCCCACCGGTCCGGTATTTAATAAGCTGCTCATTGGTCATGTACGGCATATCTCCGACATGCCAGAAAGTCTTCTCTGTCTCGCGAATGATTACGCGCTTCCACAAAGTGACGATCGGGCGGCCTTCGCTGTCGTTCCCGTCATGGTAGCGATAGCAGTATTTTTTGCCTTCGGTGATTCTGTTCATGCGGCACCTTCCTGAATATCAAGACCTTTGGATTCAATGCGCTTATGGCGATCCCAAAACCACTGGTGAAGTTCCATCAACTCTTTGTCGAGTGGTGCGTATTCGCGGTCAAAATAGGCCTGAGCGTCTTTCTCGCCCTCGTTGGGTAGCTCGCCGGGACCAAACAGGGTGTTAAAAATCCATGCCATCCCGTTCTTGGCGTCGCCGGTGGTGCGCCAGTCGATAACCGCCGCTTTCATCACAAGCAGGTTCTTACCGAACATCCGATCAAGCTCTTTGAAGCGATTGCGGATGTATTCGTTCTCGTCTTTCAGTTGGGCGTTCTGCTTCTCTGCGTCAGCCAACACATCAGCGCGAGCACGCTGCACATCCAGCTGCGTCGCCAGTTCGCGCACCAGCGCGGCAGACTCAGCGCAATGCAGCTCTTTCGCCAGCGCATGCCCGGCAGCTACGAGTTCTTTGGTTTTGTTGGTCATGCCGCGTTCTCCTGATGAATGATTTCCAGATCCAGCTTTTGAGCCAGAGCGTGTTCCGCTTTTGCGCCTGCGGAGTTCTGCCAGCCGGACAGCAGGAAAATACCGTCAGCGCAGCGGAGCATTGCGAGACAAATATCCATGTACTCTGGCTGGCTCAGGCCATCGGGAAGCGTCGCGGGGTTTAACACCACATGGCCTTCCGAAGCCAGGCGCATAGCCTCAAAATGGAACGCAGGGCGGTTATATTTCGGGATGCCGGTCATTGGCCCAGCAATGTAAATTTTCATCAAAATTCCCTCTTTTTGTTGGGCCTGGCATCATTCGCGCGGCGTTTCTGCTCAGCAGCAGCCTGGTCACAGTCGTAGATCGCACCGTTACGCTGGTCACAATAAACAACGCCAGTCGGGCCGTGGCGGTTCAGGCGCAACAGCAATTCGGTAGCCGCCTGATCTGCGTTTTCGTCGTATGCGCCTTCGCGGTAAATGCCGATCCAGTAATCGCAATCCTGCTCAATCTGCCCGGTATCGCGGGAGTCACTCGGCATAGGACGTTTGTTGGTACGCTTCTCCAGATCGCGGTTCAGCTGGGTAAGCAGCACCACGATGCAGTTCAGTTCCTTCGCCAGGTTCTTCAGCCCCTTCGTGATAATCCCGTAGGCCAGATCGTTACGGTCAGCCTTGTCTGCGGTCATCAGGGTCAGGTAGTCCACCAGCACCATGCCGACAGCGCCGCGTTCGCGTTTAATGCGGCGTGACTCTGCGACGATGTGCGCCAGCGTGATCCCGGGCGTGTCGTCGACGTAAAGGTTTCCGGTCTGGGCCAGACGTCCACCAGCGGCAAAAGCCATTGCCACCTGCGCGTCGTCGTACCGATCGCCATAAAACACGTCGGTATTCACGCGACTGACCTGCCCGATCATGCGCTCCACAATCTGCTTATCCGGCATTTCGAGGCTAAACATCAGCGCGGGGAGCTGCTCAACTTCGGCACAGTTGACGGCCAGCTGGCTATACAGCGTGGTTTTACCCATCTTCGGACGTGCGCCGATCACCATCAGAGCGCCTTTAACCAGCCCTTTCGGTTGAAGCAGTTCATCCAGCGAGCCGATCCCCGTCGACAGCCCGCGCGTTGCGTCTGAGTCGCTCCAGCGCGCTTCCACCTCGTCCACCCAGTCGCCCATCACTTCCGAAAACTCGCGGAGCCCTCGTCGGTTGCCGGTTTTCGCGTAGTCAGCGATATCGGTGAACAGGGTCTGAATAGCGTCAAACTTCTGGCTGGTGGTCATCCCGTTGCGGGAATACAGCAGCTCGGTGGCGCTGGTCAGCTTGTCAATGCCGTAACGCTCCATGGCTTTCTCGCGCACCAGCATGGCGTAGTGAACGATGTTCGCCGCACTGGGGGTGTTTTTGGATATCTCGGCCATGTAAGCGAAGCCACCAGCCTGCTCGCCAAGCCCTTTAGATTCCAGCGACTCAATCAGGGTGATCAGGTCGATAGGCTTCTGGTTAGCTACCAGCTCCCGCATCTCGGCGAAAATTACCTGGTGGGGGCGGATGTAGAACGATTCTGGTTTGAGCATCGACATGGCGGTCTGGCAGCGATCGCTACCGCTATCCAGCATCATGCCGCCCAGCACGCTTTGTTCGGCTTCGATATTCTGCGGGATCATGTTCATGTCTGTCATAGCGCTTTCTCCCTGGTTTTCAGCAGGGTGTCAGAACGCAGCAGATAATCGAAACTGGCGCGCCAGCCTCTGTCGTTCTCACCGAAGTAAAACTTTGGTGCTCGCTCAGCGAACGCGGCGAAGTAATTCTCCACAGCCTCGACGGTTGGCTCTTTCAGTTCGGTCAGCAGGCGTTTGATAGCACGGCGACGTTTGTCGTTTAGTGCCTCTGCCTGGGGAAGGCGGTCTCCCAGGGTGGTGTTGTATGCCGACAGCACCGCCTGATAGTCGATCGGGGTTTTCTTTGAGACAGGTTTTTCTTCCTGCCCGACACACTCCCCCTCTGGGGGTTGGGGGGTATTTATATTGTCTTTGGTAAGACTGTTTAGGGTGTCGGGTGATTTCGCCCAATTCAAAACCTCTTTTTGCCCAACATTTTGGGCAATTCCGCCCAACCTTTTGGGTGATTTTTTTGGTGTCTTGTTGAGAACCCATTTATCAATGCTTACGTTAACGCTTACCAGCTTGAACCCACCCACTTTACGCAGATTAATAATCCTGCGTTCTGCTAGAACATTCAGGGCAGCCGCTACATCCGAATCATCCAGGCCGGTCACATCAGCCAGATATGTATTTGTTACCTTGTCCTCTGACTTATTCCAGCCAAAGGTGCAGTAGATAACGGCATCCAGAACCTGATGTTCACGGCCTGCAAGTTTCAGTTTTGGCTTAAGCTTTCCGATGCTGGTAGCAATACGCATGTACCCGTCATCAAGACTCGCCACTTTACTCTCCAATACCTCACGCTGAGGCTGGTAGTCTGCTAACTTAACGACGCCCATTTTTCACTCCCGATGTAGCCAGAGCCAGACGGATCACGCCCACAAGACGCTCAGCGAACGCCCTGTTTTTTGACGCGGCGACCACCAGCCCATCAGGGGAATCCTGAAGGCGTCGCTCCTCATTTTCCTGGTACTTTTTGCGCTTTGGCATTAGAATTGACCTCGCAATTTACTCACGTTTGTTGCACCTGAGAGCCGCTTGTGTTCGTGCACAGCGGCTTTCGCCTTTTCAGAACAAGCCCGGCTGGGCGTTCCGTTTAACTTTTCGCTTCTCAAAGCGGTCAGCGGGTAACTGCTGCTTCTCCGCCCACAGCTTTGCGTGCCGTAAAACATCATCAAAAATCTTCCCCTTTCTGCTTGCCTGGCTCATGCGCTTGTACATGTCGATAGCCTGGAACGCCCCCCCCCTGAGCCACTCCCAGAGAGAAACCGAGCTTCAGCAGTTCTTCACGCACATGCTTTTCGATGAATTCGATATGGTTCATGGCTTAATCCCACCCCAGCGGCCCCGGCCTTGCCCGTTCGGCTTTCAGCCCGATATCAGCGAGTGTTTCGACTGAGGCCAGATATTCACGCGACACCAGCACCGCTTCCGGTGGCGCGGCCTGAATCCCCAGGAAGGCCAGCTCTTTCGCCATGGTGCTGAAATGCCCTTCGGCTTTACGCCTGCTGGCCGTCGACTCGCTGATGCCCATATGCTCGGCGTAAGACTTCTGGCCCACCGATGCAAGCCGGTTGAGCAGGACGCTTTCGATCTCAACCGGATTGATAACTGGCGGATCTAACTTTCGTGCGATTGCGTTCTCCATTGGTGATAATCCCCTTGTAAAAACATATGCCGCTGATTAAGCGGCGGCATCGGGTGCTTTTTCCCGGTCTGGGTTTGCTGCTTGACGCAACCATTCAGAGGTGAACTTCCCACCAGATGCGTCAGCAAGGATCTGTGAATAATTGGTTTTCTCTGTGTATTCAGTGCGCGGTAAGGCTGCGTTCTTAACCCACTTATGAATAGCCACATTCGACAGTCCGCATAGGCGAGCTGCTGCTGTTTGGCCGCCTACAGCTTCAATAGCGAATTGCATTGGATTCATAGCGTTTTCCATTAACCAAATTAACTACGGGTTAAGATTAATTCTTAACTGACAGTTATGTCAACTCTATTCGATAATTAACGCATGGTTAAAAAAGAAGATTTAAAAGAAGAGTTCTCCAAACGACTACACACTGCGTGTCTTGATGCTGGTGTGGGTGGGCGTGGGCTCGCAGGCAGGATTCGTAGCGCATTAAAAGCTCAAGGCATTGATGTTTCTGAGCCTGGGATCTGGAAATGGCTTAACGGCGCAGCAATCCCAGACATGACAAACATCATGGCTCTAAGTAAATGGCTTGGGGTTTCTCCAGAGTGGCTTGAGTATGGGCGAGGCGAAAAACTCGCTGAAAAACGATTGTCTGATGATGCTCTCCCCCCCGTAAGTGAGTGGGGTACAGTCGAATCTTGGGATAGAAATACCCCTCTACCAGAAGATGAGGTTGAAGTGCCGTTCTTGAAGGATATCGAATTTGCCTGCGGGGATGGGCGCGTCACGGATGAAGATTACAACGGTTTCAAGCTACGTTTTTCCAAAGCAACTTTACGGCGCGTAGGTGCCAGCACTGACGGTTCTGGTGTCCTGTGTTTCCCGGCTTCCGGTGATAGCATGGAACCAGTAATTCCTGATGGTGCAACCGTTGCAGTTGACACCGGAAATAAACGAATCGTTGACGGTGAGTTGTACGCCATCAACCAGGGCGATTTAAAGCGAATCAAACAGCTTTACCGCAAGCCTGGCGGAAAGGTGTTAATCCGTAGCATCAATCGTGAATACGACGATGAAGAGGCAAACGAAAGTGACGTCGAAATCATCGGGTTTGTGTTCTGGTACTCTGTTTTGCGTTACCGTAGATAGACATAATCCGGCCACTGAGCCGGATTTTTTATATCCCTTTTCTAACGATCTCAGCAGCATCTCGATTAACCCCCTTCCCGATCACGTTCCCGGTTTCACGCCTTACCCGTTCAAGTTCGTCGACCAAATTATCTCTGTTAATAGGGACACCAAAGGCAACAAGATTAACCACAGCCAAACCGATGGCGCTAGAGATCATGCCTGCGCGCTCTTCATTGAATTCCATAAACACCTCCATAGCTGTTTTTTTAATCATACCACGCAGTTTTTAAAAACTAAATTAACCCACATTTCAGTTAGTTATTAACTATCGCCAAAATAATTAACCATCGGTTATTGACCAAAAATAACCATCGGTTAATAATCATCTCATCCAAACAACGCATTCAAACGCGAATGCCCGGGTAAAAGTTCTGGCAGCCGGGAAGACGGCAAGGGGATGAGATGAAAGCTAACCACGCAATACCAAACAGCGGTCAAGCAGTACCAATGCGGAATCAGCGCACCGGCGCAGCCTGGCAGGTTTCCTATGACTACCGCGACGGCACCTACTGGCACGAACCGCAGGGAAACCTGCGCAACATTCGCCGCCCTTATGCCTCACGCACCATCGAACCAAATCTTGTGCCTGCGGGGACTCACTGATGGGAGCCCTGTACGCATTAGTGCTGACTATCACCATGACGAACGGTGATTACCAGGATGCTGTCGTCGGTATTTTCGACAATCAGCAGCAATGTGAAGCGGCAGCGAGTGAGCAAATGGGCATCACGAACTGCTATCCAGTCGAAGGCATCATTCACGCTGACGAAACACCAGCAGGATATGACGCGAAATTTTGAGGGATAAGGGATGTGCAACTGCATTAATGAGGTCGGTGCTCAGATCGAAGCGCGACTGAAAGAGAAAGTTCCGGAAGGTGCTGAAGTAAGCGAAAGCACTTTTGATACCGGTTGGGATAATCAGGTTCTTTCTCTTTCCGAAGGCAAACTGTTTGTGATGCTGAAATACAAACTGGCGTACCGGGCCAAAAAGAAAAACGGCGAAATGGCTAAAAACCTGAACCGCCTGGAAACCAACGTAAAAATGAGTTTCTGCCCGTTCTGCGGTGAATCTCAAGTTTAACGGTATTTTGACTATCAATCAGTTATAAAGGAAATAGCTATGGGCTGTGATATTCATATGATGGTTGAGGTTAAACGCTCAATTAACGGTGAAGAAAAATGGGTTAATTATGATCATTTCCGTAAAAATCCATGGTATGGAAATGACGATGGCGAACGGGAATTTGAACGTATTGATTTAGAGAGTTCTCGTAATTATGCAGCATTCTCCCAACTCTGCGGAGTAAGAGCATACGCTGACGAAACGCCTAAGATATCCGAACCACGCGGTTTACCTGGCGATGCTTGTGATTACACCAAGCAGGTATCAGAAGAATGGGGGTGTGATGGACATTCTCACAGTTACGTCAGTCTTGCCGAAATTCGGGAGTTCAGAACCAACCTTACTCCAATGCCATTCAAAGGAATGATTTCAGAAAAACAAGCGGCAGATCTTGATAAGGGTATTAAACCCGATTCATGGTGTGGGTGGACAAGCATGCCAGGCTTTGTTTTCCGGGAATGGGAAGATACGGTAGATGCTTTAAAAAATATTCATGAAGCGCTGGAGAGCAGAGCTCTGGAATTATGGTGGTTAGAGAAAAATATTATCCCTGAAAATATTCGAATAGTTTTTTTCTTCGATAATTAAAAAGCAAATTTTCAATTAATCAAATACAGGCAGCCATTATGGTGCCGGGATTCTTACAACCTTTTTCAGAGGAATGGATATGCAGGCTACGACCAAACAGCAGCAGGCGATGAACCTTATCGCGCTGCTGTGCCTGATGTACCACTTATCGCCAGCTGACCTTGAGGCCATCGCCCACCAGCTCGCGCACTTCGATGCAGTTTGTGATTACAGAACACAGGGGATTAACAATGCTGCGTGTCATTGATACCGAAACGACTGGGCTGGAAGGCGGCCCGGAAACCGTGGTGGAAATCGCCAGCGTCGATATTGTCGATGGTGTGATCTGCAACCCAATGAGCGACCTCGTTAAGCCAGGCGTGGCGATCGGTTTTGAGGCCATGGCTATTCACCATATCACAGAAGATATGGTGGAAGGCGCGCCGCTGCTCAGTGAGGTAATTGGCCGATATCTGGGTGCTGATGCCTACGTCGCCCACAACGCGAAGTTCGACAAATCCAAACTGCCGCAGATTGATGCGCCGTGGATCTGCACCGCCAAGCTGGCGCGTTCGCTCCTGCCGGAGCACAAGAGCCACAGCAACCAGTACCTGCGTTACAGCCTCGGGCTGAAACCGGAAGTACCTGAAGGGCTTTACGCTCACCGAGCGCTGTATGACTGCTACGTCACCGCCGAATTGCTGCTCTATATGGGCCGCCTGGCGAAATGGACGATTGGCGAAATGCGCGCCATCTCCAATAACCCTTCCCTGCTACATGCGCTCCGCTTCGGTAAGCATAAAGGCGTCTCGTTCGCTGAGCTGGCAAAAACAGAACCGGGTTACCTGCGCTGGCTCGTTGCCAACAGCGACGACGAAGACGTGCTGTTTACGGCTGAACACTGGCTGAACGGGGGTAAATGATGGGTACTCCAGTGCTGATCCTCGGTGATTCTGGCGCGGGCAAGTCCTACAGCCTGCGCAACTTCAATCCGGACGATGTGATGCTGCTCCAGTGCATCCCCAAAATGCTGCCGTTCAAGTCTGCGGGCTGGAAACTTCACGGCAAGCTGCTGCCAGACGGAAGCAAACAGCGCGGTAACGTTCTGCGCTCGGATAACTGGGAAACGGTGCTGGACACCATCTATCGCATGGTGCAGTCGAAAACGCGCCGCGTCCTGATCATCGACGATTTCCAGGTGGTCATGCAGCACGAAAACATGAACCGCGCGTACCAGACCGGCTATGCCAAGTTCACCGAAATGGCAGATCACATCTGGCGAATCATCATGGCGGCCACCGAGCTGCCGGACGACTTCCGCGTTTATTTCCTGGCTCACACCGAAGAGACCGAGGGAAAGATCCGCATGAAGACCACCGGGAAGATGCTCAACGAAAAGCTGACGCCAGAGGGCTATTTCTCCATCGTGCTGCGCGCCATCAAGAAGGACGGAAAACACGTTTTTCTCATCAAAGGCGATGACAACGACACCGCCAAAGCGCCGCCCGACCTGTTCCCGGACCAGACGGAAATGGACAACGACCTCCACGCCGTAGACGTGGCTATCACCGAATTTATGACCGAATTGTAACTTTGAGGATTTAACGATGAACCAACCAATGACTTTTATGTGGAACAACGAAACGGCTGAAATGGCGAAGAAAGCTGGCGCAACAGGCGGGATCAGCGAAACCGGCGCTTACGAGGGCGAAATCGTTTCTGCGGTGTACACCTTCGGGAAAGATGGCAGCCAGTCCCAGGCGCTCGAACTGAGCCTGGATTCCAACGGGCTAAAGGCGAATTTCCTGCGCATTAACTTCCTCGGTAAAGACGGCCAGCAGACGTTCGGCATGGGGCTAGTATCAGCGCTGATGTGGGTCGCCCAGGTAAAACAGGCGCAACCGCAGCAGGTACAGGGTCAAAACGGCATCGAATGGCACTGCCCGGCACTGGTTGGCAAAAAGGTGGGCCTGTTCCTTCAGAAGGTGCTGTACACCAAAAACGACGGCGGCGACGGCTACAAGTTCGAAGTGCGCCACGTTTTCCAGCCGGGAACGCGTAAGACCTACGCTGAGCACGCTGAGAATGCCCCAGCAGAAGCGATCGCCGCGCTTGAACTGTCGATGAAGGATAAGGACGAACGTATCCACGGCGGCGCGCAGTTCTCCGGTCCGCGCAATGCCCAACATGGCGGTAACCCTTATGCAAATCAGACTAGTGGCGCACCACAGTCTCGCTTGCAGCAGAACAGCGGTCAGCCACCGGTAGACTTTGACGACGATATCCCGTTTGCGCCGATCGGTCTTCCGTTTCCTTCTCACTCTATCTATGCGCTATGACGCACGCGCAGGACGAAATCAGGGTTGGCGCGGTGCGCCTTCCCTGGCTCAAAGAGAAAAACGGATGGTTGCTGCCGTGGGGTGAAGTCGTTACCAACCCACTGAAGGCGCAACGACTGGCTGAAGAACTTAACGAAAAGCAGGTGGCAGCATGAGTGATTGTGCGGAGATATCGCGCCAAGAAACGGAAACAGAGCCGCGCACTTGGCAGCGCCCATTCCTTAAATGGGCTGGCGGCAAATATTCGCTGCTGCCGGAACTGGATCGCCTGATCCCCGCAGGAAAGCGACTCATTGAGCCTTTTGTGGGTGGCGGCTCGGTGTTCCTTAACTCAGACAAGCACGAACGCTTCCTTCTGGCTGACGTCAACGCTGACCTGATTAACCTGTATCAGATGCTGGCGGTGGTCCCCGATTCAGTGATCTATGAGGCAATGAAGGCATTCAGGCATCTGAATGATGCCGAAAACTACACGGTAATTCGTGAAGCATTCAACACGCAGCGGCTGGATGCGGTCGAGCGTGCAGCAGCATTCCTTTACCTCAATCGGCACTGCTTTAACGGCCTGATTCGCTATAACCTGGACGGTTTTTTTAACGTCGGCTTTGGGAAATATAAAGCGCCATATTTCCCGGAAGAAGAGATCAAGGCATTTAAGCGGAAATCTCACGCATGCGTATTCATGAATGCAGGCTTCAGGCGCACGCTAGCACTGGCTGGTGATGGTGACGTCGTTTACTGCGATCCGCCCTATGAACCGCTTCCCGGCACCGCTGGTTTCACTAACTACGCGGCTGGTGGGTTCTCATGGGATAGCCAGGTAGAGCTTGCGGAAAGCTGTGTGGCAGCCCACCAGCGGGGGGCGAAAGTGGTGATCAGCAATTCTACCGCACCGCGCGTAATTGAACTTTACGAACAGCACGGCTTCACGCTGCACCGCGTCAGTGCTCGCCGGGCTATATCCAGCAAAGGCAGCACCCGCGAAACAGCGAGTGATGTCGTAGCCACTTTGGGAGTGCAGTGATGATGAAGCTGATTAATCGCAGTAAGCAATCACCTATTGGTCGCCGCGCTTGCGATGTTGCGCTGGCGGCGCACCACGCAAAATATGGCGATTACGGCAGGCAGAAACACCAGACAAATTACACCGTTGAGGTGGATGGCATGAAGGTCACCGTCGAAGTCGTCAACCGGGCCACCAGCTATGTCGCCACAGCAATGATCGGCGTTCGTAAACTTCGAAACCTGCCAGCACAGGCACACTGAATAACAATGACGGCCCCGGCTGGGGCCACTGGAGAACATCGATGGAAGAAGAAGTATTTACCAGAGATGAGGCCGCCGCCTTCCTAAAAGTGGATAAAGGCACGATTGCCCAGTGGATAAAGTCCGGTCGCCTGGCTGCTACCCGAAAAAATCCACATAAGAAAAAAAGCCCATACCTGATCTGCAAAACAGACTGTATTGCGGCAGTGAAGAACCCGATCCACAATCAACCCGTGAATGCGGTTGATGTGCAGGAGGAAAAAGCATGTCAATCAAACAACGTGCCGGTACGTGGCACTGCGACTTCGTTACGCCTGGTGGAAGTCGAATTAGACGGTCTCTTGGGACAACGGACAAAAGGCAAGCGCAGGAGCTCTATGATCAGCTGAAAGCTGAAGCATGGCGAGTTGATAAGATGGGGGAGTTTAAGCCGCGAACGTTCGATGAAGCGTGCGTTCGCTGGCTTAACGAAAAGCAGCACAAGAAAAGCCTGGACGATGACAAAAGCCGGATCGGATTCTGGAGGATGCACTTCAAAGGAATGGACCTGTCAGCAATCACTGAAGACAGGATCTTGTCGGCGGTGAGTTCGATGGTTAATCGCAAACATCGAATGAACTGGGAGGCTAAACGGGACAGCCTGCTGCGAAGAGGTAAGCCGGTTCCTGAATTTAAGGATAAACCAGCGTCGCTGGCGACGAAGGCGACGCACCTTGCTTTCATCCGGGCGCTATTACGATGCGCGGCCAACGAATGGCGATGGATAGCCAAAGCGCCGAACATCAAATGCCCGGTGCCGAAAAATAAGCGTATTCGCTGGCTAACCAAAGAGGAGGCGGCGAACCTGATCCGGGAGCTTCCCGAGCACATGAAGCCAGTTGTTATTTTTGCACTGGCGACAGGGCTGCGCAGGTCAAACATCACTGATCTGGAGTGGTCGCAAATTGATATGCAGAGGAAGGTTGCGTGGATTCACCCCGAGGACGCGAAAGCAGGAAGGGCGATTGGGGTCGCCCTGAACGAATCGGCCTGTAAGGTGCTGCGGGAGCAACTGGGGAAACATAACCGGTGGGTCTTTGTTCACACTGAATCATCCGTTCGCCCGGATGGAACGAGAACAAAGGCGGTGCGCAAAATGCGGTCTGATGCTAACACGGCATGGCGCGCAGCGTTAAGGCGGGCGGGAATAGAAAATTTTCGCTTCCATGACCTGCGGCACACCTGGGCAAGCTGGCTTGTACAGTCCGGCGTTCCACTCAGTGCGCTACAGGAAATGGGCGGGTGGGAAAGTATCGAGATGGTGCAGCGTTATGCTCATCTGGCACCGAATCACCTGACGCAGCATGCCATGCAAATCGACTCATTCCTGGCGGGGAATGGCACAAATATGGCACAAGGCGCTTTTGCTGAACTGGTTAATATCGCGTGAACCCGCGTGGTTAGTGGTGCCGATAAGAGGAGTCGAACCTCCGACCTTCGCATTACGAATGCGCTGCTCTACCAACTGAGCTATATCGGCCCTGAGAGGCCGGTTACGAGTGTAACCACGGGGCAAAAGGTTAGATCTAACCGGGTGATGCGTCAATGCCCTTTTAAATCAAACGGCTATTTTTGCATCACCCGTGATTATTTACGCACGAATTGTATCGTCACCGAAGCCGATCCACTTGTACGTGGTCAGAGCTTCGAGGCCCATCGGACCGCGCGCGTGCAGTTTCTGCGTGCTGACCGCCACTTCTGCGCCAAGTCCAAACTGGCCACCGTCGGTGAAGCGCGTTGAGGCGTTGACATACACCGCAGAGGAGTCCACTTCGTTCACGAAGCGATCGGCATTGCGCAGCGTACGCGTCAGGATCGCGTCAGAATGCTGGGTACCATGCTCACGGATGTGGGCAATCGCGTCATCGAGATCGCTAACAATCTTCACGTTCAGATCCAGCGACAGGAACTCGTCATCGTACTGCTCCGCTTTGACTGGCACTACCTTAGCCGGGCCATCCTGGAGCAGTGTGAGCGCATTGGCATCCGCGTGCAGCGTTACGCCGCTCTCCGCCATCTGTTTGCTCAGCGCCGGGAGGAAGGTATTTGCAATACCCTGATGCACCAGCAGCGTTTCCACGGTGTTACAGGTACTTGGACGCTGAGTTTTGGCGTTAACGATAATCTTCAGCGCCGGGGCAATCTCTGCGCTGTCATCGACAACGATATGGCATACGCCGATACCGCCTGTAATGACCGGAATAGTGGACTGTTCACGGCACAGCTTGTGCAGACCTGCGCCACCGCGTGGGATTAACATGTCGATGTATTTATCCATGCGCAGCATTTCGTTGACCAGCGCACGGTCTGGGCTCTCGATCGCCTGCACGGCTCCCGCCGGTAAGCCACACTCTTCCAGCGCCTGCTGAATGACGTTTACCGTCGCGGCGTTGGTGCGCCAGGTCTCTTTTCCGCCGCGCAGAATGGCAGCGTTACCGGTTTTCAGGCACAGAGAGGCGACGTCAACCGTCACGTTTGGACGGGCTTCATAAATCACACCAATGACGCCGAGCGGCACGCGGCGACGCTCCAGACGCAAACCGCTGTCAAGCAGCCCACCGTCAATCACCTGCCCTACCGGGTCAGCCAGATTACAAACCTGACGGACATCATCAGCGATGCCTTTCAGGCGCGCCGGCGTCAGCGCCAGGCGGTCGAGCATCGCTTCGCTCAGGCCGTTTTCACGCGCCTCAGCTAAATCTTGTTCGTTGGCTCGCAGGATCTCAGCGGATTGCGATTCCAGATAATCAGCGATTTTTTCCAGCACGCGGTTTTTCTCACGGCTGGAAAGGAGCGCCAGTTTATAAGAGGCGGCCTTCGCGGCTGCGCCCATTTGTTCCAGCAT